AAGATGTTTTGGAAGTAATGGCTGAAGGTGCCAAGCTAGGCATCACAGCGGCTGGGGCTGGGAAAAAGATCGCGCACTTCGACGAGAAGCTCGTCGGCTTTCTCGATCTGATCACCAACAAGAAAGGGATGTCCAGCAATACGCGGGCATACCTTATGCATGAAGCCGAGTCAACCGCCGACTTCCCGTACCTGTTTGGCACGGTTCTTGAGCGTTCGCTCTACGCTCAATACAAAGCAATTACGCCTGACTGGCGTGATTACATCAAGACCGGAACTCAGAACGACTTCCGTCCTCAGTGGGTCTTGGGTGTGTACGGTTTGCAGGGTCAATTGCAGCAAGTGTCGCTGCGTGCCGAGTATCCCCAGGACGGCAACCTCGCAGATGGCAAGGTCCAGATCATCCTCGCCAAGTACGGGCGACAGTTTGGTCTGGCGTGGGAAGCTGTCATCAACGACGACCTCGGAGCGTTCTCGGACATCTCCGAACGTCTGAGCAAGGCTGCAGTTCGTACCGAGTACAAGTACGCGACCCAGCTTTACGCAGCGGCTGCTGGTGGTGGGAACACGTCACTCTTCGGAACGGCCCTGGCCCATCCGATTGACGGCGCACTCATCAACAACAAGAACACGGGCGCAGGCTCGGCGTTCTCCATCACGACCCTCGGGTCGGTTGCGAGTCAGATGAGACGCTTCACTGACCCGGATGGCGAGCCCGTCATGTTCGACGGCTTCGAGTTGGTGGTTCCACCTGCCCTGGAAATCCCGATGCTGCAGGCTTTGAATCCTGCGAACATCATCCAGAGCGGAGGCGATTCGACTGCGGGCGTCAAGGCGCAGATTCGTTCGTCCAGCAACACCATCCCGATGCTCAACATCACGGGACACGTCAACCCTTACCTGCCTATCGTGGATACCACGAACGGCAACACGGGCTGGTACCTGTTCGCGAGTCTGGCTGGCACCAACGGCGGCTACGCTGCGCGAATCAACTTCCTGCGTGGTCACGAGACGCCGGAACTGTGCATGAGAAACCCCAACAAGCTCACGCTTGGTGGAGCTTCCATGTCGCCCCTCGAAGGTGACTTTGAGTCGGACAGCATCAACTGGAGACTTCGTCACGTCTTCGGCGGAACCGTTGTCGATCCGCGCTACGCAGTATTCAACGCGGGAGCTTAATCGGTTGCAAGTTGGATCGAGGGGTCAGGAGAACCTGCTTGACCCCTGCTTCAAACTTACAAACCAAAGGAGAAACGTATGCCACAAGGCTCACCTAATCTTGGCAATCCGAATTATTCTGGGACGCAAGTCTCAAGTGGCGTGTTCACTTGCGCAGGCGCGACTTTCCACGATTCCGGCTGCGCCGAGAATCCGACGACCGTTCCTGTCGATGCTGTTGACGGAGGCTCGCCGGGTATCTCAAACAATCAATCCACCTACGGAGGCGTGGTTGGAAGCACGATGACTGACAACACCGTCGCCGCGCCTTTGAAGACTCATATCCTCATGGCGATTGACGGCCCGAGCCCGAACGTGAACTCCGGTCTGCTCTATGCGAATTCGCCTGGGACTGGACCTTTCACCGATGACGGCTTGACTTCCGACGAATCCGGCACGGGCGCTGGCCTTGCCCTGGCTGGGATTGCTGCTTCGACCTATGCAGATGCGACGGTCACCACGACCCCCGCTACCACAACCGTGCCGCAGTTGGATCAGGAGGTCGCAGGCATTCATAGCAACATTGCCGTACCCGCTGGCATCCCTACCGCGACACTCTTCGGCGTGGCGACGGAAGGAACCGGACTCGATCAATTGCAACAGAACGCGACGACTACACCTGTTGTGACGAATCCTGTTGTCGTTGCTTCGGATTTGCTCGCGATTGACGGAAGCTCACCGAACACCAACGCAGGGCTTCCCGCAGCAACCGCAGGCCAAGCGAGAGTTGGGAGCGGCATCGGCGCAGGTCTGACGGATACGAACCTCGCTGGCATTGTCGAACCACTCGACGGAAGCTCACCTAACACCAACTCGGGCCTGCCAGCAACTCTCGCTGTTGGCAACGTGACGACCTCTACGACCTTGGAAGGTCAAGGTCCAGCATGACGTTCACCTACGACCTTGGTCTGACAACCCTGGGCAAGATGCGATTCTTGCTCGGGGATATTACCTTGGCAGGCGCGAACTTTCAGGACGAGGAGCTAAACATGGTCCTCAACCTTACGATTGCCCAGATGTCTGGACCTATCGGCGCACCGAACCAAGTCGGCTATTACGGGCCATCGCTCATGCAGAACGAAGTTTTATTCATGGCGTGTGGCACAGCCCTGGATTCGCTCGCTGCGCGGGTCGCAAGCGGCACGGCAGGTCAGACGATTTCCATCGGCGATTACAAGCTGACGGGCAAAGATCAGGTCACGCAGATTAAAGCGCTGGCCGACGGATTCCGCACAGCTATTAATGAGATGCCAGCCTGGGGTTACATCGAAGACAATTCCTCTGGCTTTAACGAGCTAACGATCATCCGCAATTGGGTGCTCAGAACGGAACTCTAATGCAACATGAAGTAGGGATTATTGCAGCGGCCTGTGTGACCGCGAGTGTACCTACGGCGTGGTCAATTATTTCCTTCTTCCTTGCTCGCAAGAACCAACAGACCCTCACAGAACACGGCAAGGCGATTGCCGAAGTTAAAGTGAGTGTCAACGGACGGCTCGAAGAGCTGTTACGAATTACGCGGGCCTTGGCCTTCGCCAATGGACTAGCCGCAGGTATTGCGAAGGCAACAAAGGAGAAGCAAGATGCTTGATCCTTTCGATGCTCAGTTGACTGGCCTCGCTTCGGTCTTGTCGCGTGACGCGGGAAACAACGCAGACGCTTATGGCGTCAGCGATCCAACTTTCCAGACGCTCGCGACAGGCGTCCCTTGCCGCATCTCTCTCGGCAAGGGACGTGCCCGAGAGTGGAAGACAGGGAAAAAGATCGCGGTTAATTACAAGTGTGTGTTCATGCGGCCCTGGTATAACCCAGCCGACAACACGCCGCTCGGACCGCACCACTGGCTTCTCGTCACGAGTAAAGATTATCCGGCTCCGCAGAAGTATCAGATATTTCAGATCGACGACCCAGGCTTAACGGGTCATCACCTTGAAGTGTGGTGTGAATTATACCTGGAGAATTGAGATGGATGAGGTTGTACAAGTCACGTTGCGCACCGCTGAAGCGAGAGCGAAGATGCAGGAAGCGGTCTTCAGCGCGACCCTAACAATCTTTGAAATCGACATGAAGGCGCGGGCGAAAGAACTCGCGCCTCCACCTCCAACCACGCCACGGCAGGACACGTTACCGGATTCGCAGAAGTATCACCACACGGGCCTCAACAGGAATTCCATCGACACCGAGGTGACACGAGTCGCCGAAGGTGTTCATGCGGAGATATTCACGCAGTCTGGGTATGGCGGCTATCTCGAAAATGGTACGGCGAAGATGGCGGCACGACCTTACATCTTCCCGGCATTCCAAGAAACAATAGTTAATCTCGCAGCGGAAGTGAAGAAGCGCAATGGTTGACACTAACATCCTCATTCGCAATTGGCTGCTCGCTTCAACAGCGATTACCTCGCTGCTCGGAACGAATGCGAACAGCAGCGTCTACTGCGGCCCAGATCTGCCAGAACATTTCGACCCGTCGCTTGGCCCTGCAATCCAGATCGTCGGCTCGGGTGGAATCCCACAAACCGACTTTCAGAGCTTCGTTGACGACATCAAGACGGTTAAGGTGTGGGCCGATGTTGAGAACTACATCGAGGCGCGGGCCGTGTATTGCGCCATCCAAGACCTGCTCAACGGCGCAACCAATCAAAGCTTCGGGATGCTTGGCCTTGTCACCCGCTGTATGGAGGTCACCGCTCCGCAAGATAGCTCCGACCCGGACACGGGCTGGGCGTGCTGTCATGGACGTTATCAGATTCTCGCGAGTGCGAACAACACCCTGACTGAGGATGTGCAGACGCAGGACGGTCAGACCGTCGCGCAGTACGTTGCAGGATTAGTCGCCGCCGAAGTCGCACGGGCCGAAGCAGCGGAAGCTGAACTCGATACCGACATTGTCGAGGCAATCACGACGGCGGAAACTTTCTCGACAGCCGCAGTTGCTACCGAGACTACCAGAGCCGAAACCGCAGAGGGAACCGAGACCTCTAGAGCAGAAGCAGCGGAAGCATTGCTTGCGCCTCGGGTTAGTCCAAACTTTACGGCTCCGGTTGTCATCGTCGATAATGCGATTGGCAGTGTTCCGAACAATGTCTTTACCAGCGGCGTGCTCGTCGAAAACAATACTCCATCAACTAATACTCAGCAGCAAGATCCGCCAGCGCTTGAGTTTGATGGCACCTACTGGACGGGCCTAGCAAGTGCAATGTTGTCGGTTATTCTTGGCACTCATGTTAGTTCGGATGGCACAGGCACTATTAACTCGACAAATTTATCACTATGCTTCGCAGGTCATCCAGGCTCAGTTGGTCCGACCTTTGCGATTGTTAACAAGATTCTTGCGACGGCAGGACTTAACGTCATCTGCCCCGCCATTGTCACCGAGGGAAACTATTGGAACGGCAGCACCTCAGTAGAGGAGGCATGGGGTTTTCTCAATCAACTCGCTGCTGGAGCAAATCCGGCAAGCGTCTGGTCATTGTTTCACTTGGGAGGGTCGGGTCAGGCGACTTTTGATCTATCCAATTCGGCTGGCCTTGGTGGGACGGCAGTAGTCGTGAAGGTTCCGACAGCTACGGCTTTAACCAGTTCCGTCGTGGCAGCGAGCACAGCCTATGCTGACTCTGCAGTCGGGGTAGAGAAAACCAGAGCGCAGACAGCAGAAGCGTTGTTGGCTCCGAAGGCCTCACCGACGTTTTCAGGGATTGCTACTGCCCCCGAATTTCAGACTGACGGATCAGTAGCCAATGGACTTCTACTCAACTGGTACAGCAACACAAGCTTTCTCTATCCATACATAGAGTATTACCGTCAGCGTGGAACTGTGGGCTCCCCACTCGCTGTGCAAGCCGGAGATTTTGTTGGTTCTAATAATTTTTATGCACGCTCGGCGAATTCAACACAAGCCTTGGCTGCGTTTTTCAACGTCACGGTTAATAGTCTGAGTACAAATGGTTTCTTGATTGGCCAGCTTAACTTTGCTTTGAGTGATGGGGTTGCTGCGGCCTCGGTTCCGGCTATCTTGACACTTAACCCGGCGGCTGCTGCGTTGTTTGCTCCGGTTTCAGCATTTGATCTTATAGTCAGTCAGTTAGGGACGCCTGCGACGAGCGTCAACACCACGGCAACGACAGGCGGCACGCTTACACCAGCGACTTATTATTATAGAGTTGCTGCGTATGATTCGGTTGGCAACTCTCTTGCCAACGCCGAGACAAGCATTGTCGTCCCGGCTGGCACATCCACCAACATTACGACTGTCAATTGGGGTGGAGTGTTAGGTGCGACTGGCTACAAAGTATACGGACGCAGCACGGGTGCTGAGTTATTGATGGCTACCGTTGTTGGCCAGACAGCCACTAGCTGGATTGACAATGGATCGGTCACTCCGTCTGGAGCGTTGCCAACCGCGAACACGACAGGAGCAATCAGCGCGGCCTCGGTCACCACGACAGCAGCAATAACCGCTGGCTCCTTTATGGATGTTGGTACTGTCGCTCAGATCAACATAGCTGGTCTGCTGCTTGGTTCGGGAATGCCGATACATTGGCAAAGTGCAACAAGCATCTTCTCCGGATCAATTGACACGGGTTTGAGTCGTACAGCGGCAGCCGTACTTGCCGTAGGCAATGGAACACAAGGTGACAACAGCGGGGAGTTGAACCTCAAGACTCTTCTACTTGCAGCTTCGGCGGGTGCTCCGACTTCAGCGGGAACGGCGGGCACGGCTGGTCAGCTCATCTATTTCAGCGGCCTCGTGTACTTCTGCAGCGTGACAGGGGCAGCGGGCTCCGCAACTTGGAACAAACTTAACATGACAGCGGTATAACAAAATCCGGTTAGCCCAGCGGCGACCCGAACAAAGGAGAATTAAATGAGTGAACCGAATGCAACAAACGTAGTCGCCGGGCCTGGGTTGATATACATCGCACCTCTGGGCACGGCTCAACCTGTCTTCGATCAACACGGAGAGAACCCGGTTGTTTGGCTTGCCCCCTGGGTCGCTGTTGGATACACGGACTCGGGCATCGACCTGACCTACACGCCGACCATCAAGGAGATTACGGTTGACGAGGAAGCGGCCCCTGTTCTCGACATCCTGGAGAAAGAAAAGTTCGTAGTCTCGGCACACTTGGCCGAGGCCACTCTGGCCAACCTTAACGCGGCTATCTCGGCCTCGTCATTGTTCAATGACTTGATTGCTAACGAGTACGAAGCCGTGACCGTGGGTTCGTTGCCGTTGCAGTATACGATGGTCGGCGTGCAAGGCCCTGCGCCAGGGACGAACCTCGTCCGCGTCGTCATCATGCAGAAGGCTATCGCGATGGCCGCAGTTACGCTGAAGATGACCCGCAAGGACAAGGTCATCATCCCCGTAACCTTCGACGCTCGCAAGATCAGCGGGACGGTCCTGTTCAAGATCTACGATGTATTCCAGTCGGGCAGCTAATCAACCCGGAGTGTGAGGCAAAGCCTCGCACTCCCTAACATTTAAGGAGAAACCTCATGCTCGAACCCGTAGTCTTCATGGCCGCAGGCGTTGCGGTCGGTGTGTTCTGTCCCGCGATTTGTCGGGAGATTAAGTCTTGGTTTGTCAAAGAGGCGACTGTCCTCGATACCGAATCGAAGGCCGCGATTGCCGCGCTGACAGCCAAGGCGCACACGGCCATTAACACGGCTGTTGCAACGCTGTAAATTTTGAACCCGAGGCGACTGTAGCAGCAGTCGCCTCACAACATTTCACCACGAGGCGACCAATGAACCGCACCGAAGAACAAATCCTTTCTAAGGCACCCTTTGAAGTCACGCTCGGCTCGGAGAAGTATTCCATCACGCCGCTCGCCATTACGCCGCAGATGGCATGGCGCGAGACGATGAGCGCTGAGTTCTCCGCCATTCTTTCCGGTTATCAAGACACACCCACTGACAAGCGCATCTCCGCAGGCCTCATCGCCACGCTAACAAAGTTTCCCGAGAAGCTTTGTGAGATGGTATTCAGCTATGCCCCCGACCTTCCCAAAGATAAGATCATGTTGGAGGCAACCGAAGAGCAACTTGCTCTGGCGTTCTCGTCGATTATGTCCGTCGCGTTCCCTTTTTTGGCGCAACTCGAAGCAGTGACCAAGGTAGTGAGAGCGCGTCAGTAGGAGCGCTTTACGAGATTGCGCTGGCGGACTGGCACCTCACACCAGCTTACATAAATGCACATTGGACAGAAGAACTTCTTGCCTTGATGTTTATCAAGCGCAACATTCGCCTCTTGCCACGAGAGCGAACCGAGCGGCACTTGCCTCTCCATGCGCGGGTTGTGTCAAACGCGGACTTCTTCAAGATGCACAACATCACGGTAACGGAGGTTAGATAATGCCTGACGGCGGAACGGGAATAAACGTAGGCGATGCAGTCTTTACCTTCCTCGCCAACACGACACAACTCGACGGAGGCATGACTCGGGTTGAGGCTATTCCCGGTCGCCTTGCAGGTGTTCGCACAGCCGTGCAAGGCCTGGGCGTTGATGTCAACAATCTCGGCGTAGAATTTGATGCAACCGGAGAGAACGTCGAGAACGCGGGCGAGACAATCGTTGACACTAATAAGCGTGTCGCCGGATCGTTCAAAGAGGCTCGCGGCGAAGCTATGCTGTTGGCCGAAGCTACTGGCATCCGTCTCCCGCGCCATGTCACCTCATTCTTGGCTTCACTCGGCCCAATGCAAGGCATTCTGTCGGCAGCCTTCTCGGCGACCGCCGTCCTGTTCTTGGTCGAGGCCTTGGTCAAAGGAACCGAGAAACTAACAGACTGGATTAGCAACACCTATATTTTTACCGACGCCATGCGAGCCTCGGATCAGGCCATCAAGGACTCCAACGCTGAGATTGCCAAGTACACAGCTGAAGCGGAGAAGTCGGCGAAGGCCCTGCAGCGCTTCGGGGATTCGGCACGCGAATTAAAGCGACTAGAAATTGGCGACAAGCTAATAGGTGACCTCAAAGACATTGATACCTGGCTGGGTGCGGAAAACAAGAAGCTGGAAGAGCAGCCCAAGTGGTGGGAGAAGACACTCACAGCCGCGATGAGGTTTGCTGACTGGACAATGGGGTCAACCGAAACGATTGACTTTGAAAAACAGAAAGCCGACACGCGGGAGGAAACCCGCAAGAACAATGCTGCTGACGCCGAGCGGGCCAGGAACCTCGCAAAGAAAGCGGCCTCCGACGATGTGAAACTGCAGGACGAAAAGAACGCCCAAGAGGACGCCGACGCGGTATATAAATATCAGTTGGCTGGCTATGAAAAATGGCTCAAGCTGACGCAGGATAAAACGGATCGCGAACGCAAAGAATTCATCAAGCAAGAGGCTGATGCAAAAGCCTTGGCTGCTGCGATGGCTTCGGACTTGCTGTCCGTTCCCGAGGTCATTACCAGCTTTATGCCGAGCCTTGATAACGTCAACCGGGCGTTGAAGGACGGCGCAAAGGCTGCGAGCAACATGGGGATAACCCTCAAGACGGACCTCGCGGCTAACCTCACATTCGCTAAGAAAGAACTCGATGCCTTTACCGCGTCGGGCATTAAAGACGACATAGCTCTCGCCGAGTTTAAGAAGCGCGTGGAGGAAGCCGACAAGGCCCTGAAGGGTTATGGCACGACGGCAAAGACGACAGGCTTCGAGTTGGGTGTGATTCAGGAACTCGCGGGGTCGTTCGGTTCCAAGATGGCTGCGGGATTCATCGAGGCCGCATCTGGCGCGAAGTCCTGGGCCTCGGCAATGGAAGGCGCAGCGGGTCAGGCCGTCTCGGCCCTGGGCCAATACTGCCAAGTTCAAGCGATGGCCTCGCTCGCGAAAGCCATCGGCGAATGGTGGAACGGGGATGCCGCTGCCCACGACTTTGCCTCGGCGGCAATGTGGGAAGCGGCTGCGTTAGCCTGTGGTGTGGCTGGTGCTGAGATTAGCGCTTCAGCGAGTGGTGGTTCCGGGTCAGGCGCGAAGGGTGGGTCAACCGGGCCGCAGGGTGGAAGCATTCAGACCACTGGCAGCGGAGCGGCCACGGGGCCATCACAGTCAACGAACGTGCAGCGGTTCGCGGTGGGTGGACTTGTTACTGGCCCGACCCTCGCGATGCTTGGCGAGGTGCCAGGAACCACTGAGGGTGTTTTACCATTGAGCGATCCGAAGGCAATGGAGCACATCGCTTCTAAGATTGCCGAGATGATGCCCCAGGGTGGAGGTGGTGACACGCACCATCACTGGAATGTGCAAGGCATGATTTCGCCCGACAACCTAACGAAGGTGATGAAGCAGATGAGTCGGCAGGTTCGCACGGGCGTGGGAGCGCTGCATTCGAGTAACTCACTTCGCGTCACGAAGAGGTCAGCATGAGCATTCCGTTTCCAAAGTTCGCATACAACGCCGGGTCGGGCATTGTTGACTTCAGCCCGACATGGCCTCCAACAAAGAAGCCAGGGTTCGATTCGCTCGATGCTACGCGACACGACTCGATAACGTCGGCGGGCGAGAAGCAGAGCGTCTTCGAGCGCATCGACCAGCGGCTGGCTCTTAACTTTACCAGCATACCTTCGAGCGACCTGACGGCGTGGAATGCTTTCTTAATGTTCGCGTTGTCAGGTGCCAACTTCACTTATTTTCCCGACAATACTATTGAGACGACGTTCTTCGAGTACACACTTGAAGATGAGAAGGTCGTTCCGGCGTGGATTGCACCCGGCTGGTATTCCTTGAAGATCAACATGCTTCTCTACGTTGGCCCAGGAGCGGTGTATAGCTCATGATTACAGCGACGGCAAACTACTTAGCAAAGATCGCGCAGCCTGTGACGAGTGTCACCCAGCAATTTATCATCACGATTGCTGGGTACTCTCGTGCCTTCACGAACCTGCTGAACGTGACGCCGTCCGGTTACACAGGTCCGACCCTCTACCCGTGGCTGATGGATGGCGGGCCAGACGATTACACCTATTCCGTTAACGACCTGGACGGAGGCGCGAATGTCGGCAACCTAACCTTCACGGTACAGGATCAGAAAGCAGCCATAACTGGAGATTTCCCAGGCTTCGTGTTCGAGGGCAGCACGGTCACCGTGCAACACGGCTTCCTCGGACTCGCCTATGCGGACTTCGTCACCGTCTTTGTTGGTTACATCGACGCGGTCGGAAGCGTGAATGCTAACCTGGAATACGCTTTCAGTTGCCTCGACTTCTCTGGCTATCTTAATCAGGTCATCTACACGACCGCCGATAATGGAGGCGTGACTAGTTCGGCCAACATCAAGACGTTGAACGGCAACCCGCTCTCGATTCTGCTCAGTATCCTGCAGACGCAGACAGGGCTTCAGTTGGGAACGAAAACCTTCCCGCTGACCATGATTGACTTCACTACGATTAATGCCTACATCGCAGGACCATTCAACGGCGTTAACTTTGTCTTCCATTTAACGCAGGCGCCTATGGCGCTGGACTTCATCAAGCAGCAGTTGCTCAAGCCACTTGGCGGTTATCTCCACATGAACGCCGCTGGGATGCTTACGGTGCGTTTCTTTTATCCGTTGGCGGGTCCGGTCGCGTTGGGGAATTTCAACATCCACACCTTTACATCGGTTCCGACAGCGGAGCAGTCGGAGATGATTAACCTCATCGAGACACAGTTTGATCGCGACGATGATCTACCAAACGGCACGACGAACTATCTCTCGCAGACGATTAACGAGTATGGTCCATCGCTGACCCGGTTCGGCATCATCGGTGAGATGGTTGTCGCAGCGGACGGCCTGCGGTCAGGCTTCCAGGGCTACATTATTTCCTTGCTCGTGGCGCGGTTGATATTCCTGCGGTACGGCAACAAGTCTTTGATGTTCGACTCCGGTTCAGCGGACACGCACCTCGATACTTGTCTCTACGAATCTGGCGACTTGGTCAGCGTGACACACGCCCAGGTGCCGAACCGCACGACCGGGACAATGGGAATCACGAACAAGCTCTTTGAGATTACCAACAAGAAGTGGGCCTTCAAGACGGGCATTCTTACCTTCACCCTGATTGACGCAAGTTACCTGTCCACGTTCGGTAGCTTCGAGATTGCGCCTTCGTCGGAAGGCAACTACGCAAGCGATTCGACTGCCGACAAGGCAACGTATATGTTTCAGTCCTCCACGGCTGGCGTGATGGCTTCGGGCGTGGCCGCGAACACTCTAGGATAACTATGGCTCAACCAGTTTTAGTAGGCACAACCTCGGCGACCGCAAACGCAACCACTCTGACGATTACCAGGACCACGGCCCTGGGAAATTGTCTGCTGGTTGGTATCGCTCTAGCTGATGGCACGGACTCGGTTGCAAGTGTCACCGATAACCTCGGAAATAATGCCTTTGGAAGTCAGATCAACCAATGGGAATGCTTGGCAACCGGGACGCTTGGCGGCGACCGGATTGAGTTGTGGGCCTGCCTGCGAGCGCTGGCAATCTCCCACATTACTATTCAGATGACGAGCGGAGGGGATGAGACGCAGTTCGTCACGGGGATGCTCGCAGAGTACACCAACGTGACTGGCATCTCCACTTATGGCGGGTTGCAAGTCAACGCGAATCAGAACACGCCGACAACCTACAACACAGGGCACAGCCAGAAGTACGAGAATCAACACACGCAAATTAATGTGACGATTGAGCAGCCGCCGACGACCGCGACCTCAGTCATTGTTGGCTTCTTCAGTATGGTGCTGTCGGCTTTGCCGAGCGACACACAGGCCTTTGGCATCGCGACCTCGGGCACGAAACAGGTTGACTTGAACGAGTCTTCCCCGTATCCGAATCTCGCTTTGCTCGACAATCCTACGGCTGGCGTAGATGGCAACCTTTCTATTGGCGTCAACCAGAACCAGTATATCGAGGGAGGCGACCCAAACGATTACAACTATTTCGCGGCCTCTACCCTGCAAGGGCTCTACGTCGTGCTCACGGATTCGCTTGTCCTGACGCACGAGCCTGGGTTCTCAGATGTGTCCCTTGCGAATTTCGCGGCCAATGGTCCTGCGCGAGGGTTCGACCTGATGAAGCTTTCTGAGAATGCAGCCTTTGGGATGGTTGGGATTGAGTTCTTTTATGGCGAATATTCCAATGGCCAGTTCGTGAATCTTCCCGTTTCGCCAACTGATGGCTATGAGTACCAGTACGATGAGTGCTCCTTTATCTGGATGGTGAGGTCGTCAGTCAACCCGTCGTCGGGCTGGGCCTCGGGCGAGGAAGCTTTGTGGATCGCTAACTGGCGGGTTGTGCAGCAGACAGGTCTTGTATTCTGCGAGGAATGGTATTCGTGGGTCCATGCCGATCACCCGCCGATTCAAAGCTCGGATGGGATTCTGGGCGTGTACACAATTGCTCAACGGCAGAAGACTAACATTACTTTGGCCGTGCCATCACCAACCTATACCGACGTTGTAGATAGTTCGTTTCAGGTTGGCAGTGCATATCGAACGGATTTCCTGTCAGCGATGGAGCAGAACTCGAAGCTCGCGGCGGTGAAGGTGGAATGTATCTACCTGGGAGAGTTTGTCAACGGGCAATCGACTGGCAACCCGGTCTCGCCCGTAGATGGCTTTGTCTACCCTTACAGCCAATGCGCGATGATGACTTGCATGAGATGGAACACGGCTGGCGGTTCGTACACACAGCCTGGTAACAACTCTTTCTTAAACAATTTTAGCTCGTCAGTAACCGGAGGCGCGGTCTCGGTCACCGTGCAAACCTGGGACCCTGGCAACGGCGTGCTTACCGTGTCGGGTGCGGGCCGTGTCGCTGTGTTCGCGCTTTGCAGCCGCCAGGTTATGCCGACGCTTTACACAACCGAGAACGTCAACGCAAAGCCCAACGGAGGCAACTATTGGACCAGCACACCAAGCTGGTACGAATATAGTTCTGTCCTGTTGGCTGGCGTGGATCAGGTTACATTCGCCAATGGTTCAGGAGATAACGCAACAAGCATCACGATTCAATGGTACGCTGGAACGCCGTACACGGTCGCTCTCGGTTCGCCGCAAGTGATTCCTATTGTCGCAGGTGTATCAGCTCCCGTCGTGCCGCCAACGGGCTGGGGAGGTTTCAACTTTACCTCCGTAACCGGAACGATGACCAACGGCGTGCTAACGCTTTTCAAGCCAAGCCCGTTAGCTTACACATCACTCGCTAATCAGTTCAAGGAAGTTAACCCTACGAACTTGCTACCTGGGTCAACGCTTCCCTTCACAACGATGAAGCAGATCAACGACAACATCCGCGAGAGTGTGGTCGCGGTCGAGGTCTTCGGCCCGACCAACTACACGAACGGGCAGACCGTTGCCATACCAACCTCGTTAGTTGATGGCTATGTATATCAGCGATCCGAGTTGTTCTACATCGCGACCTGGGCTGCGTTCGCCGCGACTACCGAGGTTCGTATCATCGTGGGTGAGGGTTTCGTTAACCTATCCAGCGGCCTCGTTACTTGCACACTGTTTGAGATGGCGTCGGGTGGGAGTGGCGTGTCCGAACCGGACGGCATATTAAGCGTTACGACGGTCGGCATCCGCAGCGGTACGGGTCGCACAACAGGCGCGACGACAACAACCATCAACCAAGGTTATGAAGGCAACGACTCGGGGAGCTAAATGAATAGAAACGACTCAGGCTTCGTCACCAATCGTGGAGGCCCAGGGCCAGCAGGACCCGCTGGTCCCGCTGGCGCGACAGGTCCAACAGGTCCAACAGGTGCTCAAGGTCCAACAGGCGCGACGGGTGCTCAAGGTCCAACGGGTGCGACAGGCTCGCAGGGCATCCAAGGCAACCCAGGCACTCAGGGGATTCAGGGAAACACAGGAGCAACGGGTGCGACCGGACCAGCGGGCCAGAACTTCGCCATTACTTATGGCCCGATTGCATCCGTCCCATCGCCGCTCGCCCTTGGTGCGATCTATTTCGCCACGGACAGCGGAGCGCTTCTGTTCGGCAACCCTGGCTACGGTCCTGGCTACTTACAGATTGGAGGTACGGCTGGCGTGAACGAATTACTACTGCAGATTCTCATGGAGTTGAAGTCGATCAGGCTTGCGAGCGTAACCCTCGCAGCGGAGGGCAAACGCTGCACAGTCGAGGATTTCGACCCGGACGATATTCTGTCTAACGACTCTTCCATCATTCGGCAAGTGACTTAAAGGAGAAATGAAAAATGTTATCTCAAGGCAACCAAGGGCAAACAGGAAAGCAAACCGGACAGGGTCTGACGCTCGGCTTCGGTGAATTTTCCGAAGCGACCGTAACGGAACTCATGCCCCGATATTACGAGAACACTTATCGAGGCCAAAAATTCTCGGTATTGTTCGCAGCCGCAGTGACAGGCGCGGCATCAACTTCAGCGCTAGATGTTTTGATTAACCCGTCAGGGTCAGGAAAGAATCTTGTCATCCTTGACTCGACTGTGGTGTTGACAGGCTACACCGCGCAGACCTTAATCGGAAGCGGCGTTGAGCTAGGTTGGTTCGCCTGTGCCGTCACACCCGGAACAATCGGAACGCTGATTGTCCCAACTCAATGCTTCGTTGGCAATGGCGGAAAGTCCGTAGCCATCGCTGCACCAACTGCGACGATCCTGGTTGCGCCCGCATTCATTCGGCAGATCGCTGGCTGGACGCTCGGCACGGCTACTCCAGGAGCAGATGTGGTTGGCGTTGTTCACGACGACGTAGCGGGTGCTATCATTATTGCCCCAGGCTACGGCATTGCGTTCTTTGGTCTGGGAGGTACGCCTGCCGACCTCACCATCCAGCCCACACTCACCTGGGATGAAGTCACACCATAAGGAGAAACCAGTGGCGACCAAAGTATTGATTGCAGTCAAGACGTGTGAGAAGTATAGACATCGCGCAGCAGCCCAGAGAACAACCTGGGCTGCTGGCGTGCGTGGTGCCGACGTTCGCTTCTTCTATGGCGGTAACTCGAACACAGCAACCTTCAAACGTAATCCAGATGAGGTGTTCCTTGGATGTCCCGATGACTACCTTTCACTCCCCGCGAAGGTCCGCGCCATTTGTCGCTGGGCCTTGCAAAACAACTACACCCACGCCTTCATGTGCGACGATGATACCTATGTCCAATGCGACCGCCTGCTTGCTTCGGGATTTGAGAAACATGATTACATCGGCAGGCTCCGTGGTCCATCTGGAGGTTACCCGGCTCCTTACTGCTCAGGGTTTGCATACTGGCTTTCTGCTACAGCCCTACACGCTGTCATCAATGGCGGGCGAACCTCCGATAACGCAGATGACCGCTTCGTCGGACAAGTCCTCGCACAAGCCGGAATCAAAGGCGAACTCGATACCCGTTATTGTGTGACCAAGTGTGACGAGGCCTTGATTGCTGGGAACAAGGGCGACGTGTGCGAGGATCGCATTACGGGCAACGTCATGCTGAAGGCTGGCATCACGCCGACGCCCGACTACCGCTACGCCGTGGTTGCCAGCAAAAGGAATGCTCTCTCGTATCCCGAAGGACCACGCCAGGGGAATGACATCATCGCAGCATGTGAGTTCGAGCCCGCGCAGATGCTCGCCATTCACGAGGCTTGGCTATGGCACGGGGCAGTGATGAAGCCAGGATTGCCAGCAGGACCGCTCGACCGGGTTTCAATCCTACTGAAGACGTTCCTGCGCGATGGCTACCTTAACGCCTGTGTGAATGGCATACAGAAGCAAATGCCGGAAGCGAAAATCGTTATTGTAGATGATGGTTTCGAGCAGCACGGGAAGATTGCGTGGTACTCGCGACTACGCAACCAGGGCCATACCTGCTTGTGGTTGCCGTTCGATTCGGGCTTCGGTGCGAAGGGCAACAAAGCGATAGCCAGCTTCGACCGTGACTACGTCCTCATTGCCTGCGACGATTTCAACTTCGAGGGAGTTGAAACCCGCAACGGCATTGTTAAGCTTATGAACACGCTGGACACACACCCCGAGATTGGGGTCGCCTCCGGTCGTGTGAACAAGCAGGCCTATGAAGGCTTCTTCCGACAGGATGGAACCACAATCACCGAGACGAAGCTCATCCCGTCGGGTAACGACTTTGACATCGTGGACCTCACCGTTAACTATTGCATGGTACGACGGTCGCTGTTTGATGCCGGGTTGCATTGGTGTCCCGAGTGGAAGATCGGAGGCGACCATTATGTCTGGTTCAAAATGCTGAAGGACATGGGCGTCAAGGTCGCCTGGGTGTCGGGCGTGAACGTGCCGACGCTTCCCGACGTGTTCCAGTGGCGTCTACCACAGTACATGACGCTGCGGGGTCGCGCCATCAACGCTCTGCCGTCGATGTTCAAGCAGCAGGGCATTGAGCAGTATGTCGGCTTCGCAGGCAACCGAGACATGGTTGACTTCAACACGAACACACTGAGGATTCAGAACGCACGCGGGCTGGTCACGAAAAAAATTAGCTTCCAACCCGAAGACCTGATCACACACTGCAGTAGGTGCAAAATATGAAACTCTTAATAGCTGTTGTGCAATGCGCCCGCGACCGCTGGCGTATCCCGGCTCACCGTGAGATGCTGTCCGGTCATGGAGTGGACGTTCGCTTCTTCTACGGTATCCAAGATAACCAGTGGCGAGGCCGAACCTGGGAACCAACCGAGCAGGAAATAAAGGACACGCTCGCCCGCAACGTGACCACGGACGAGATAGAGCTACCTGTGGACGACGCCTACGCCTGCCTCGTGCGCAAGGTCTACGCGATGCTGACCTGGGCCTTGGCAAACGGTTACACCCACGTCTTCAAGATCGACGCCGACACCTGGGTCAATGTCGAAAAGCTCAAGACCGCTGGCTTCGAGCAGCATGATTGGGTTGGGCTGATGGGAGATAAAGGCCTCAGTGGTGGGATTGGTCACTGCACTAGCGGAGGTGTTGGTATCTGGCTCAGCGAGAAGGCCATCCGCCTCTACCTCGATAAGTATCCGCAGATGCCGTGCGGCAAGTTCCACTACTACGATGATTGGGCAATCTCCCTGACTCTCGGCTACGCCGGGATGAAGCCTGTTAACTCCGACCTGCTTTGGAACTTCGACCTCGGCCCTGCCGACAAATCAAAGCTCATAAGCTGGCACGGCTGGAACCCTGACCCGAACCACAACGAAGAGAGAGGTGGTGCGTTACCGTGGTGACAACCAAAGAGCTAGTGAAGCAAGCCTTAGATTACGGTGCAATACAATGCCCGATTGAACTCGGGCAGTTAATTGACTTCCTCCGACCAAAGGAACTTCATAACTGCTTGGAGATTGGCAGCGAGTCGGGTGGAACCTTTTTCCTGTGGTGCAAGCTCGTGTACGACTTGAAGATCAGCCTGGACCTTCCCGCTGGCGCGAGCGGATCGGGCCTCTATAAAGACGAGCATCGTCGAGCGTGGCGCAACGAGCGCATGAGGTCATGGTCCAACCAGGGCGAGGTCGCCTGCATCAATGGTGATTCACATCACGGCTACTCGCGGGCGATTGTGATGAGCCTGTTGGCGGGACAGTTCCTTGATCTATTGTTCATCGACGGCGACCACTCCTACGCGGGGGTGAAACAAGACTACGAGATGTATGGCGGCTTCGTTCGGCGTGGCGGGCTCATCATCTTTCACGACATCAAGGATACGCCGCACCATCGCCGAGCGGGTTGCTTCGTGGCCGACTTCTGGAAGGAACTCCCAGGGAAAAAGATCGAGTTTTGTTCCGACATTCACTTCGGAGGGATTGGAATCGTAGAGTTATGAAGCTCTTAATTGCTATATCTTCCTGCGAACTTTTCGAGCGGAACGGATCGAATGACGCCTGCCGGGAGACGTGGATCGCGGAGGCGATCCATCACCCCGACGTGGATGTCCGCTTCTTCATTGGGAGCCAATTCCTCGGCGATCCTGGCCCCTCTGGCGACGTATGCGGCAACCTTCCGACCGACGCCATCGCGGCCCGAATCGCGGCCCAGGACGGCCCTGGGATCGCCAAAGGTGACCCAGGGTCATGTTCGCGGATCGTCCTTATAGATTGCCGCGACGATTACGGACACCTGACCTCGAAGACCCAGGTCTCGTTGCGTTGGGCACAGGCCCACGACTACGACTTCGTCTTCCGTTGCTTCCCCGATACCTACGTCCGCATCGAGCGCTTGCTGACACGCCCGTTCACGGAGTTCGATTATTACGGCGACTTCCGCAATGAGTTCCTGGGCAAGCAGAACTATGCCAGCGGAGGCGCAGGTTATGTTCTGAGCCGGAAGGCGTACACCCACCTACTCGATGCGCCGATTACTGGAGTGTGGCGCGATGACATCACGCCCTACGCCGAAGACCTCTGGGTCGGGAATCGTCTCGGGTTTGATTGGCCAGCCAAGAAGCTGAAGTACTTCGACGACACGACACGCTTCCTGAACAAGGGCCAGTCGTATTGGCCGAACAAAAACAACCAAGTTGTAACCAGTCATCTCTCGGCGGGCTCGCCTCATGAGAAGTACCGTAAGGAGATGATGTATGACTGCCACAAATCATGGGAGGCTTCACATGCTCAAGTATGATCGCCGAACCGGATACCTAACCCGCAGTGGCGGATCGCTCCTCGGCATTGGCTGGGCTGGCCAGGGCAAGGGATACAACAACCCGGCGATGGACGACGTAGACAAAGTTGGGCCGTTGCCCGCTGGATTCTACACGCTGCAGGAACCGCACGATTCGCCACGCACGGGCAAGTATACGATGAACCTTCTCCCCGACCCCTCGAACGACATGAAGGGCCGTAGCCTGTTTCGTTGCCACGGAGCGAACGCCGATCACCCCGCAACAAGCTCGGAGGGTTGCATCGTACAACTCCACGGCACTCGCGTAGCGATGTGGACCGAGGGCGACCACTATCTACAAGTTATGTAATCAAGTTTGCAGGCTGTGGCGAGGTTGGCTTGGTCGCCACGAACCGGACCACGGCCTGCAATTTAATTCACGGAGGCGACCTATGACAACCAAAGCAACGCACATCTGTTATACGATTCTTCTGGCCATAGCTATTCTGTTCGCACACTTCTGGATGCAGGAACACGACGCCCGTGTCATCGCGGAGCAGCAGATCAAGGCCCACGAGGTCAACGTCAAGGCCCTGCAGGCCCAGGTCGTGGATACCCAGGCGCAGGCCGACAGGACCGTCGCGGCCATCCGGGCGCGGGTCGTCTTCGTTAAGACTCCCACGCAGGCCGTCGCGGCGATTCCCGAGATGTCAGCCATCCCACTCAACGCGACCCCCGCACCAGACAACCGGGTCACGGTTGACGCCGTGCCGCTCTTCCAAGAGTTAGCACAATGCAAGGAAGATGCCGTCCAACTTGCCGCGTGCCGAACAGAGGCCACGGCCAAGGATGCAATTATCGTGAACACACGGGCCGAGGTTGTGGTGCTGAAGAAGAAGCCTGCACTCCTCAAACGAATCAAGAACGTAGCGAAGGCTGTCGGCATCGGGATTGCTATCGGGTTTGTTCTCGCGCACGGTGTGCTGTGAAGACCATTGCCCGCTGGCTGACCTCGCTCCTGTCAGCCGAGGGCTCGGTGTCATTCGGGCGTGTGTTGAGTCTGGTGCTCGTGGCCTTCGTGCTCGGATGGGATTCAGCGCAGGGCGTGTTCGCGTGGCAGTTCAATCATCACCTGCCTCCCGGATTCGCTCCGCTGCCATTCACACCTACGGCAGCCGTGATCGTGGCGCAGACCGGATTCGTCACGGCCTTCTACGTGACCACCAAAGCCTTCTACGCACCAATGGGAAACAAGCCAGCAACTGAGGATGATGACCATCAGGACAAATAAAAATCCCCAACGCGGTAGGAGGAAAAAGAGCAACCGCGTTGGGGTTTCCCTCCCTTAACCCTCTGGCAGGGCAGGAGGAAAATCATGTAATCTAAGTAGAAGGTACAATGAGCTTTTTATATACCTCGTTGTACGCCACACCCGAGGGCAGCAACAGCTTACCGCTGGCAAGTTGCCCACAGGTCGGGTCGTCGTAAGCATACCAGTAAATGCGATCTACCAGATTGTATAGCTCGGTGTAGTAACCCCGAACGAAATCCGCTATCGACTGCCCACTAGACGGCCCGCCACGATACGACCCCTCAGTAATCCACAGTGGCTTGATTGGGTAGCCACTCATCGCTGCTACATAGGCGTCGAAGACGGCCAAGGCACCCTTAGATGTGTTATCGGGTTCGGGGTAGAGATGGACAGCGCTCGCCTCAACCGCTTCGACCGCTCCTGGGGTCGAGTAGTAGGCGAGGAGTTTAGGAAAGAACCACTTGCCTGCGCCACTGCTCGGGGAGAGCAGCACACTGGAGTTGGTCCGGTTATACGCCGCGCTGGTTAAGCCAACCGTCGCAAGAGCCTCAGTGATGGTTTCGTGGGTCGCCGTGATGCCGTGCCCACGGCCAAGGATTATGGCGCGGGCGTCCTCAGCGAGACGTACCATCTGCTGCGACGTGCCGAGCCAGGAGTGGGTTCCTGTCCAACCAACCTGCCTGGTGAACTCGTTCCACGGACACCAACCGGAAACGAGCACGCCGGGAAAGGTCGTGAACAACTGCGCGATATACTTGCACCATTCGCGCCAGATGAGGTTCGGCCCTGTGCCGTCTGAGTGGAGGTCCGAAGGCGGGGAACAGTAGCCGAGTCGGTTGTAATCGCATCCCTGCGCTTGGTTCGTGCTTGCCCAGGATGGCGTCCCACCTAACTCAAAGAGCACGTCCTTCACGCCAGCCGCCTGCAGTACGGTGATCCATTTAGTAATTGTGGTTGGATCGAATTCACCACGAGCCGGGTTGACGTGGACCCACGAACAGCCATCATCCCAGAACCGCTTGCTGTCGATCTTGACCAGTAACGGCTGGGCGTCTACGGCCCGGTTGATGTTCATCCCAAAAAAATTATTCTTCATACATTCTCCTTTGTGTAAGTGGTGAAGCCCGAGAACCAACGGGTCCTCGGGCCTTGGGTTGGAGGTTACGCTGCTTTGCGCAGCGTCTCAACGATGGGCGTGGTCGTCATAAATACCGGGAGGTCCGGTAGTTCGCCGATCCAGGCAATAGGCGTCTCCCCATTCATGTAAGCCGGATGGTAGCCGAGGATAACGCCATTGGCAGTCGTCTCAAAGGTCGGCTTGTTTTTGTCGAATGCACTCAAGTCCGCAACCACGCGATTCTTGAGGACGTTCGGGTCGGTGTGCGTGTGGACGCAGACTTCGTCGTTAGGCAATACAAAACGAAGCTCGTAGTTCTTAATTAACTCTTGCTGCCTTGTTACCATGATGAGTCTCCTTTGTCGGTTGTGTTACCTGTTAATTAGGTGGACGGTTTCGGGTGGAGGCGCAAGCTCGTGTTCGCGCTCGTGCTGTTGTAGCGCGATCTGAGAACAATATACAAGCATGACTTCTGCAATTTCCTGACTAACCGCGTTGGGGATGCGTAGCGTCATCTGTACCGTTTGTTCGTTCTCATGTACGATGGTCATTGTTGTGATGCCTCTTGACATAACTTCCAGCTTCAGTTTGAAGCCGTGTCCAAGAGACCATTCTCTATTCTCACCAACCCAGGGTTGTGCGGGAACACCAATTGTCTGGTTGGCGCGCTTCATAGCTTCGATAGCCTGTTGACACGCCAAGATTCCGACCGTTTGAAGGTTCCGTACCGTGTGGGCCTTGTCTGCTGTAATGTCCACGGATTTCCTTTCTAAGTCATGTCGATAACATTCAGCAAGGTATCAGGGTTTCTGACGACTCGTTCCTGAAGAGTTCTAAGCAAGGTGCGAAAAATCACCAAGCCAATTGAGCAGGGTTGTGCATCGGACACGCGGTCCTCGTCGAAGCGAAGGCAGGGCGTGCATAGTCGTTTATGTCGTTCCCAGATGATTACATTCTGCGTGAGACGACGGTTGAAGGTTTCGATTGTCATCGGCGCACCCGTCCCTGGCAGCCATAGGTAAAGGACGACGGCACGAAGCGAAAACGATTCGGCGGCAAAGCCGAATAGATGACCTTATAGGTTTTGAGTAGTCTGCCTTCGATAACTAGCAACGTGCTGCCGTACCGAAAGGCATCAGTCAAGGTTGCGAACCGGACACTGTTAAACAGCCAGCAATCGCCGATGGAATGGTCATTGACCTTCACACCTACCCGATAGCTTGGCATAAGGAAGCGCTCCTTTCTTGGGACGCCGAATTGTACACGCCCTGCCCTGTGGATGTCGAACGGGGGTCCCTTCCAAGTTAATAACAGACACGGTTCGTGCCAAAGGACATAACAGATTAACTGAGACGGTTAACCACGTCTATTAAGGCTAAAATGGCCCCCGACGTATCGGGAGCCACGGTTCAAGCGTTCGGGGTTTCTACTCCTTATAGGCTGCCCGAACGACGCCGACCACCAGGGCCATGAACAAGCAGCCCGCTCCAACCGCCGTGTAAGGTGCCGCATGGTTGTGTGTCACCATCTCAACAACCATCAGCGTGCTTACCACGACCAACGCTGCTGCGAGGATGCCAAGGGTTTTCATTGGAATATGTCCAGATAGAGGAACCCCAAGGCCGATCCGATGAGCAACCCTCCACCAACGGCTCCACCCACGGGACCGCCGAAGATCATCAGGGCCGTGCCCACTGCTGCGCATCCGTCCAGCCACGCACGCGGCACATCGACCGGGGGCTCGTATCCGAGCTTCGTGTAGACGTGCCTGTAACGATCCACGATGGACAGCCAATGCTTGCTGTGCTGTTTCCCGCGAATGTATTCGCCTCCCATTTCGTTGAGCAGTTGTGCTCCACTGTCCATGAAATCGGCGAGGCCGTAAGTTTTAATGTAGGAAGCAATCGTTTGCCGATCCGACGCGCTGACGTTGTTTAGGTCGGCCTGCAACTGCTGCAGGGTCATAATGCCGCCGAAGGATGCGCTGAGTTGCTGCCCCTTCGTGCCGTCAAAATACATCGACCCCCAAGTGTTATTGTTGAGCAGCGCTAGGAACTCGGCCTGCATTGCGCCGATGTTGCCCGTCGCGACCTGCTGGCTCACGTAGAGTTCGATCTGCGCAGCGGCGTACTTCATCTGCGCCTGGGTGGGTTTGGTGTACTTCAGCACGGTGTTTGTGGAACCCACATTGTAGACTTGCATATGGGTGTAGTTCCCACCACCTCCATTTCCGCAGTTGGGTGGACATGCTGGCAGCTTCGGGGCCTGGGCTAACGCGGCCTGGGACATTCCGAGAATGCTCCAGATCGCGACCATGGTAATGAGTCGTTCCATGAACCACTTCATTTTGTACCTCTCTTTTTCTGCCTTGGATTAGGCCGAGTAAAAATCGGACGAACCACTGGCGATGCTACAGGTCGCCAGTGTTGGTCCGGGTTGCAACGGTCGCGGAGGTCTCGGGCGTGACACCAACACTTCACGCCCTTACACCAGATGATGCGCTCGCCGCAGGTCGCACACCGCCTAACTATTTTGTACGTTGTCATTGGGCTTCTTTCCGCCAGTCATACCATCCGCCATGAGCAGGCATTCGACCGAGAATAGAACGTCCTGCCCGCAGGTCAGGCATCGCTGTTGCCGCCAACATAGAAGGGCCGAGCGGCGATGCGCTCCACGAAGCAGGCGTTCGCCAGGGTGCGCCTTGAGATGCTGGCGCAGGGTGCGGAGTTCCGCGATCACCACAGGCAGGTCAGTCATTTTTGGGCACCCTCCCCACCTGCATATAGTCGCCAATGGTGAATTCGAGTCGGCATTCGTGTGCAACGAAAGGCGAGCGGACATCCTCCCAATGTCCGCTCGGGTTCAAGGTTTGAAAGTGGAGCATGTAATACAGCCCCTCGTAGTAATTGACGATCACGCGGCGTGTGTTCAACTCGACTTACCTCCCTGTGTGATTTTTTAACCATTGGTCGAAAGCTGCTGCTGCGCAAACCGACGAGCCGAGATAGTCTTGCCCGTCGATTGCGTTGATTGTTGTCACCCAGGCGAAAGCAAGGGTGCATCCTTTGCGGCCCACGGGTGCGTGGGTCGCGACGAGGAGTAAACAATCCTCAGTTCGGATTGGTGCTCCACACCACGAGCACAATACCTGCTCGCCGTCCGTTGCCATTAGTCAACTCCCCTTTCTAGTTTATCGGCGCACTCGTCGCACTGATAACCGCGTGCGCGGTCGGCCTGCGTCAAACGATTCTTCTTGCCGCAGTTCGGACATGGAAGGTTGCGCGGGTTCTTCTTGGAAGCGGCCCGCAAAGCGGAACGACCGCCTGGGTCTGCGAACTCCAGGCGGTCGTCACGGTCGTCATAGTCCCGGTCATCCTCTTCGTACATTCAACACCTCCTTGGTGAGTTCAAAGTTAATCCGCCTGCGTAAGGTGTGACGCATGGTGGAGTAAAGGGTGCGGGCGTTCGCACATTGCACGATGTCTACAATCTCTATGGTCGCCAAGCTGAGACGAAGCACACACAAGGAATTAGGTTCGCGCCATGGTATCACTTCGTGGCTGAACACTACGGCGCGACCCCGGAACTTCACGACGCATTGATCATGAAGAACGCTGGCCATACGCCAGAGAGTGTCATTGTTCATTTTCCCTCCTCGACATCGTCCATGTCATACAACCCAAGCGTGATGAGATACGTCGCCAGACTGCTTGCGGTGACACCGCCTTTTCCGCCAGCCAGGGTTGGATGTGTGGTTATCATTCTCGGCTGGTCGCGATTGATTTCGGCAGCCTTTGCTTGCAGCTTCCTAACCAACACCATGTCAAGATTAACGGTTCCGCGTTGTGTCATTATCCCTCCTTGAGATTTTTGCTGATGACTGCTGCACGCATGGCAACCTCGGATGGGGTCGCGTTCACCCCGCACAACGCCTGCGCCATCTTCCAGGCGAGGTCGTCGATGTGCAGGTCGGGCCACTTGATTTCGTGTTTTTCGGCTTCGATATTGCGGCCAAGGTCCTCGGCCTGCGCGAATGAAAAGCCGTGTTGGGTGATCGGGCCACGGACAGGAAAGCAGTTGTCCGTCGTCCAGGGGGTTGGCGTTTTTTGTGTGGTCATCATGGGGTTATCTTACCGTGGCCCACGAAGGCGGTCAACATACTAAAGGACAACGGCCCCAAAGTCAAAACCCCCAGCAGGTTGTTGACCTGTTGGGGGTTACGTGGTACATGGCAACGGTACTATAACTAGGGAGTTAACAACCACCCGGCGACGTGAGCCACAACCTCGGGCGTGCGTTCAAAGTACGTAATGCCAGTCTCCTCCGGACTGGCCCGTGATTTTGTTAGGTTCCACACGCCAATGCGCTTCGTCTTATTGGCCCAGATAATGTAAGCCGCGAACGTGGCCTGCTCGGACATGCGCTTCATCATCTCAAACTGCGTCGGCGATTCAGCCGCGATGTCGAAGAATGGAATAGCTGGCTGCAGCCCTTGTTTGAATTGCGAACTCCAACCGACGTTGGGCACGAACCGCTTAAACTCCAGCCACGCAATCTGCTTGTGATAGGTGACGCTGCAATCGGGCAGCCCAATCATGCTGGCGTCCCTGTGCTTGATGACCTCCGATCCTGGCAACGCCAGCCGAAGTTGTTTCATAAATGGCGACGACACACCTGCTTCGAGTGGCACCTAGAGGCCTACCGTCTTGTCGGCGACCCTGTCCTCATGCAACCGCGCCTGCAGTTGATCGTAGGTTTCCGAGTTGAGGTGGAACTTACGAACCAGCTTTTCATAGGCCCAGCGGAAAAGCGTGCCGCAATAGTCTTCGGCCTGCGCCAGTCCATGACCATCCTTCGTAAGACGTTCGGCGTACTCTGGCTCGTGTATGAAAGCCCCAACCGGAAAGTGATAGCCGATGACCTCCAGGGCGTGCAGCATGTGAAAGACAAAGTGAACAGGATACTCATCGAGGTTCTTGGCCAGTATCTCGACGCCCTCGCGGAACGCCTTCGGGTCCCAATAAGTGAAGCCCGTTTCGCAGATCGTCTCGCGCATGTCGTAGTTGATGAGGACGAAGAAGCGTATGGCCCGCATCACTGGCTTTGACAGGTCGTGCTTGGGCACGCCATCACAGCCACGAATGCCAGTCAGTAGAACGCCCTGATGGCGCAGCGGAAGATCCATTACCCAATCGTGAAGAATTGACTTATGCACATTCCCTCCAGTTTGCTCCGAATTTTGTATCCCAGCGTAGATCTACTTTAAGCTTGAAGTCCTGCTCGGCCAAACATTCGAGCAGAAGTTTCTTGTGTGCCGGGTCCTTGCTGATGTCGCCCGTCTGCTCATCATGGACGGGTGCCCGCAGCTTATGAATCCCGAGCGTGTTGCGGTTGTCGTACACTGAAAGTACCTTGGTCTTGAAGGCGTCGGCTGCACCCCCCTGAATAACTTTGTTCAGGGATTTGTAGAAACGATCATCACCCTCCTCGAAGCGGCCACGCCGACCGAGCAACGTGTGGACGAATCCAACCTCCTCGGCCTTGTCCGCACAGGCCCGCATGAGCCTCTTCGCCGCTGGGAAGCTCTTGTGGTACTGGTTCATTATGTCGTTAGCCTGCCGCGCAGGACATCCGTCGAAGTGCTCTTCGTTGTCCCAGAAAAGGTTCGCTGGAATGTCACCACAGATGCACGCGAGCCCGAGCTTCACGGCCAGCTTCGCTCGACCCATTCCGTACAGCACGCCGAAGTTAATATGCTTGAAAATCGTGGAGCGAACCGACTTCAGCCATTTGTAATCTGCGACCGGGTCCTTGCCTGGATTCATCAGGCATGTAACGAGGAAGTGAAAGTCGATGGTTGGGTCCTCGGCGTAACGCCGGATCAGGTCGGCGTCGTTCGAGTAGTGGGCGAACAACCGGAACTCGATCTGCGAAGCATCCGAGGCGAAGAAGTCGAAGCCGTCGTCGGGGATGAACAACTCGCGGATGATGTAGCGGAAGTCCGCACCCATGACCTGCAACTGCTTCTCGACCTTCGACCATTGTTGAGCGTTGAATCCGCTCTTGTCCTTTCCACCCGAGGAGGAATAACGCCCGGTTACCGTGCCGTCGAGTCCGGTTGCGTCCTCGTCACTCGACCGCAACTGATGCAGTACGAACCTTGCTAGGTCGCCCTGCCGCAACCGCATCAGTTTTGAAATGTACTTCGACTTCAGACTCAACAGGTCGCGGGCCAGGATTGCGTGCGCGAACACGGGACTCTTCAGCCGCTGCATCACCGACCGCTTGAACGAGACCTTCCCAAGTTCGGCAGTCAGCCGCTCGGTCGAGGTCATGTTGTTGAGGTCGGCCTGGGTAAGGGTTGGCGGGTCCTCATCGGCCCAGGCACACAACGACAGCAGCGAGTTCGCGCCTTTCGTTTTGTTGGGGTAGATCTTCAGGCCCGTGGTATCCCAGATGGACATTATCTCGCTTCCGATGTCTATCCCCAACTGCTCGGACCACGCTTCTAGCTTGGGAACATCAATGCGAAGAGCGGACCTTTCCATATGGTTATTCGCCCAGATGAGTCGATCTTCCAACTGTTCCACTCTCTGAAGGCCTTCAGCCTCGATGAGTGGGCGTTGCGCCGTGTCGATGGCGAGAGCCAAGGCCGCGTCGTTCTCTGCATAGTGTCCGATACGAGACGAATGCTCGCGGTAGATGTCGTCGGGCCTGCCTTCAAGTTCCAGCTTCCCATAGCCACAGTACTCCAATCCCAGGTCGTTGAGGTTGAACCCCATAACCCGATTCTCGTTGAGCAACGCTGCTGAGTGGGCCACGTCATGGAGGAGGCAGCCCTGCGCTTCGAGGTCTATTCCGTCGTTGCGTTCGACTTCGGCGTCGTAGCCAGTGTTGAGATTAACGATTGTAATGTCCCGGAGTTGTTCTCGCTTCCAGCGATGTACGAGGTCAGGGTCGTAGTTACCGCCTCCTTCATGGGCGTGCGGGATGTAGTATTTTTTTCCGTCTGGCGTAGCAATCGCTGTGCCGACCGGAGTATCTTTAAACTTGTTCTTACCTGTCGTTTCGTCATCAAGCCCGATACGCTTAAAACGACCCTGGATAATTGGAAGCTCATTCGGTTTCTCCCATGTGCCACGCTTCGCTATGTCGAAGAAGGTGACTTGTTTTCCTGCGGTGAATACCTCTATGGCTGGCGGATCGCCCGTAATCTCGCGATAGACTGCCGGAAGTTCAGGCGCGATGGTGGGAGGAGCCACAACGGGCTCCTCCATCTCGAACAACACGCCAGAACAGGCTGCTGTTTTACGTGATACTTTGGGCATGACTCCTCGGCTTCTTCTGTGCAAGCTGGCGGTAGAGTCCTTCGAGCCGTCGCGTGGCGTCCCTGTCCTGCACGTCTGCGAAGCCCTTGCGTTTCACTCGGCGAACAATGCGCGTCCGAATGCGCCGACGCGAGAACGGTTCGCCGGGTCGGCCACGTCGACAGGCTTTAATATTCCACCCGACAGCCTGAGCCAGTAACTGCTTTGCGGTCCCAGCTTGATACACCGAGACCCGCTTGTCGGCGAAGGGAGGCGTGTGGCCCATTGCCTGGGCCGAGTCGCCTTCGTGCGGACAGGTCCAATCATAGTAGTAACCCGTCTGCGGTCCACGACGCGGCCTCGATTGCAACACGGAGCCACACTTGCAACTCATGATTGACATACTGCCTCCCTTCGTCCTGTGATGAATCCCATCTGACACTTTCCCATATATCCCGTAGCCTTGCTGTGAATCCACGGCGCAGGTAAAATCTGGGATACAAAACTTTCGACTAAGTCTTTGTTTGCATAGTGGAGTGGAAAGTTTCGGCGGTCGGCTTTCCCATTGCTGTGACTTCTCACCGTCTTCGCAATCTTCAGTTGCTTGGCGAGTCGATCTGTATTGGTGTCAAGGTGCATGCGTGGACAATAGACATAGATATAAGACAACACACCGAACCGCAACACCAACCAGAAAAAGTGTTCAGCGTTGCCGTCATAGTTAAAGCTATTCACGCCGTCAAAGTCGAGGTGGGCAATTTTATTCTTGCGGGCTACCAACTCTGTCACGTTAAAAAAATCCCCGTGCCAGATCATTCCCCGAAACCCCAAACGCCTCCCCTCGGCCACTAGGGCCATATAGGTCTTGTAATCGCGCTCGACGACAATATGAAACTCTTCGGCAATTCCAAGCATGATCTTCTCTTGGATATGTCTGTAAAATTCACGACTGGACCCAACTAGATATATCGCAAAGCCGTCGTGTTGATCGTGGACGGAGGCTAAAAACTGCTGCACGAACATCTCCTGCCGTAGCTTTCCAGGAGTGTTGTGGGTCATGTGTCCTTCGTGGGAAGTTAAATTACACACTTGAACACCAACCCTTCTCGCGGGTATGCGTCCGCATAATAAAAGTTAGGTTCGATGGTGCGCTTCTTTGGCAGCGGCATGAGGGTGATGCTCTTCACCCAGAACTCAGCGCCATTAGGCAGGCGGATGTGTGATAGCGTTCCGAGGGTTTCGATAACTTCTACTTCGCCGAACTTTTTAGACTTCATGCGTCCTTTCTTGGACGGGTGAAACCGAGGCCCTTGCGGGCCTCGTCGGGGTCACTTCTTTTTGTTTGTGGTCGCGGGCTTCTTGCCCGTGGCTGGAGGCGTGGGCGACGCGGAAGCCTTCACATCAGCTACGGGCTTGTCCTTCTTGGGTGTGGCCTTGCGTTCGACGGGCTGCCCTTCGGCGTCCACAGCCTGGATGATGCCAAGGTCCATGAAGTTGCAGACCAGTCCGGAGATGTTCTTGGCCGAGACCGTTCCGGCGAACTTCGCTTCGGGCATCTGTTCGATGGCCGCTGCCATCTGATTCACGGTGAGATTCTTGTCGCCCGCGTCCACGATGGCCTTCATCGTCATATACTTCTGCGTCTTGAACTCCTTGATTTTGGCCTCGTATCCTGGCAGGAGTTTGTAGAACATTGAAACCCGTTCCTTGGTTTCGGGCCGCGACTTGGCGATGCGGAATACCTTGTCGTCGCCGTCGCCCGAGGTCAACTCCTCCAACTGCTGCTTGTAGCGGGTGACGCGATTCTTCTGGTTGAGCAGGCATTTTTCGGACACGCTGCCCTTGATGTTCAGATACCACGCCTCCTGGATGACGCCCATCAATACAGGCTTGATGAGTCGCTTCTCGAACGGGCTGACCGGAAGGTCGGACGCGACCGCCAGGGCCGTCCAGGCGCCTGCATTCAGCTTGTCGAGGGCGTCAATGGATGTGACGATGTTGTTGCGGTCAATCGGGAAGGAAACCTCCCCGAGAGTAAAGGTTGTATCGGTGATGGTTGCTTTGGTCATAGTTCTCCCTGAAAAGGTTTGCTCGTTTGAATTTGTGGGAGGTTACTCGGTAGGTAGGCGTTGTGTCGGAACGCTTTCAACCGGGGGAGAAACCGGGTCGCGACGTGGCCGTCAGGCGACCCGGCTGGGTGCAACCATTACGCGGCCTTCAGCTTGGGGCCGAACTTGATCAGCCCACGTTTGCGCAGGGCCACGAGATACGACCCCAGGAACTTGCGCTCCCTGAATGCCTTCATCTTCTCAACGCGGGGATACAACTGCCCCTGGGTGAGTGGTGCCTTGCGCAACGGCCTGAGAACCGCCACTTCCTTCTCAGACGGTTCGTCCTTCAATGCGCCGACACCTGCGGGTGTGAGAATGTAGGTGTGGCCCGTTACCATTTTTCTGATTCTCTTTTCCTTCGCCATAATTAAAACCCCTCCAAAACTAAATGCTCTCTGACCCAATCTTCCGAATCAGTCGAGTAAGCAAAATCGTTCCGACATGCCTCAGTATAACTCCTTCTCTTCGGGTCGTAAACAAAGAAAAGTGACCCGTTTCGAACAACCTGGACGTGGTCGCCCAGGTTCAGGGCGATGTTCCCCGATGGGTAGCTGACATCTTTAATGACAACCGCGTCGAGCAAAATAACTGTCTGGCTCATTCGATGACCCCGCCGAACAGCACTGCCAGCCATTCGTCGAAGGTTAGGTCGGGCAGTTCCTTTCGCATTGGTAGCAATGACCCGTGTCGTAGCCGTGGCAAGTCGTCGGACACCCGCAACACGGACACAGGTAGTCGCTCTGTTTGCTCAGTGAGTTCACCGTTGCATCGCACGTCATGCAGCATATGATTCCCCTCTCCGAAATGTACGGGCGATAGTTGCAGTAACGGTCGTGCCCAGGGCCGTAGATCGCTTCGACGACATCCACCTCGCCGAAATCCTGAACGACCTCGACAAAGTCAATCTCTTCTTCGAGTTCCATGTGCTCCTCATGTCACGAAAGTACAGTAACCTCCGCACGCCTGCAACGGTACGAAGGTTACTAACTCTAAAGGTAACCCCCTAGCGCAGGCCCTGCGTGACCAACACCTCGCTTCCGCCAGCCCGTTCCAAGATGCGCACGGCAATCGCGGCGAGCTTCGCGACCTGTCGAAGTGAGTCGCGGCTGGAACACTTCTGGTTTGTCCAATCATCCTGCGCCTTACGCAGATACGTGTCGAGCATGACGAGGCCCGAGGTGACATCGAGGTCGCGCTGCCTGCGGGTCAGGCCGCTCGAAAGTTTCTCGTCGGGGTTGTAGGAAAGGTCCTGATACTGCCGCTCGGCGTCGATCAGTTGAATTACTTGCACTCGGTTAAGCATCTTCGTCTGCCTCCAGTTTTGTAACGTGCTCATTAGACAGCTTGATGAGTTTAGCCGCGATCTTAACCGCCGTGCCCTCATCACGGATGGACGAGTAGACGACCCCGGCAAGAATTGACAAATGCTCGGGGTCGGGAATCGGTCGTTTCATTGTGCCCTCCATTTTCCGTCATACATAGTTATTATTGAGCGTTGGCCGTTTGGGTAGGTCACGATGTGGGCATGACCCCAGGAAGTCGGCCCATAATTGTAATCCCAGCGTAGCTTGCTCGACGTGCCCGCCACGTAGAGACCATCGTAGATGCCAGCCGAGTGGGTGTGCGCCGTGTTGGCGCGACGGCCAACCGTCCGCAGGTTGCTCGGTGTGCCGCGTGAGCCGTTCGGCCCAAGGTGCCCGTGCATCCCGCACTCAATCTTCCGGTCGCAGATTTTGAAGGATTCGTCTGCGAGCAAGAACTTAATACGATCATCACTCAACCCGACGCTGTTAAACGCCCAGCCGATGAGATTAACGTCGCGCACCATTACGCCAAGCCTTATCCGCTCGTAAGAATAAAGTTGCATCTTGAGGAATAGTTCGGCGTTGCCTGGGTCCTTGCGATAGTCGAATTCATTGAGCCAACTGGCCAACCACCAGCCATCGTGATTAGAATCAGGCACGATGGTCTGACACCAGGGACGCAGGTAACGCTCAATGACCTCTTTGCTCAATGCCAGTTCCGCATCGAGACGATGCAGGCCGCGAAGCCAGTTGCTGAATTTATGGTGCGGGTGTGGCGACTTCCGCTCGTGGCGGTTGATGCTGGCACCCTCCAGCACGTCGTGCAGGAATTGGTACTTGGGCCGTAGGGTGTCGAGCATCTCCATTGACAGATTGACCACCCACGGCTCCACCCAGCCCGCGTGCAAATCACCCCAGGTTATCGCCTCAACTGAGGCATCTGTGGACGTGACCTCGCCTCCCCGCACAATTACTTGAAGGTCTTGGATGTCGCCTTCAGCGGAGTTGGCTCCCACCTGGCGGACACACCAGTACCCGTCGTGATTGACTTCGACGATGAGGCACGAATAACGGTGATGATGCTCGGCCTTCAGCCCCTCCTTTTTCTGAATGTAATTCCTCAGTGTGATGGTGCCTGTCGTGTAGTTGAGCTTCGTGCCCTCGCCCAGCATGGTTGGGATGGATCGCATAGCCAGCTTGGCGTGCGGGAAGATGGCCGACTTGCGATGTGAATAGGTTTCCAACCCGGAGAGCGGATCGACGGCGGTCGGCAGGATGTTCATCTCACCACACCACACGAGGCCAGTTCCGAGTTCGACCCGCTTGTCGCAGATGTAATCCACGATTTCAGGAGCGAACCATAAAGTATGCTCGACAGCTTTGTCCTTACCTCGCTTCACCGCGAGGCTGCCGAAGTGGTTCTGGTTATAGGAATATGTACCGACCATAATCTCGGCATTGTAATGCTCGGCCAGGGCCAGGAAGTTCGCCCATACCTTCTTGTTAATGGCCGTGTTGTTCTGCGCCGACGTGAGCAGGTAGCGCTTGATCAGCCCCTTCGCCGGGAGGATGCCCGACGCCATGACCACACCCTTCAGCTTCCCGGCGACCAGTGGCTTCTTGCCGATGCCGAGTTTCGCCATGTGGTCACGTATGGCACCACGCGAGAGGCCCGTGTCGCGGGCCATCGCTGACACGTTGCCAGCAAACCGACTGTAAGCATCGGCAACCCGCCTCGCGTGTTCGTCTGTCGTTTCGATTCTTGTCATCAATGGCTCCCTTCAGGTAGGTGGTCGAGCGCGACTGCGTTCGGATGATAGTTGGCGCGGACGCGCTCGAATATTAGTTCTGCTTCGTCATTGTACAGTGTGGTAAAAGGAACATGCGCGACGGCAGCCGCGATCAGGTCGCCTTCATCAATTAGGTTGCTTATAGGATCAACCTCGTATAACTCAACAGCGCACCGTCCTCCACAGGGACAAGGCAGCTTCCGTAGTGGCGTGCCATCCTCCAACATTTTCTCAAGCCTTGCGCAGGCACCCCAGGCAGCGTGGGCCGCATGAAGCAGGTTCGATTCGGGGTCATACAACCCCTCGCTGGTTTCCGCCAAGAGATGACGCCCGACAGCGTCCGAATAACGCCCGAGGCCGTCCGCGACCCGACGCCAGCCATCCCACTCTTTATATTTTTCGTAGCCGAAGGCTGAGATGTCGGCGATTGCCTTCAGTGCTCGCGGGAAATATTGGAAGCAGCCACGCATGACGGGCGACTTCCCGGCGTCGTGTTTGACTGCGCCTATTGGCCGTTCGTAGTGAGCAATGTGCGTCATAGTTTTCCTCCTAGATCTTCCCAGCGTTGCGTGAAAGCAACCTCAGCCCGTGCCGCCGACCACGGTATAAGCGGCTGTGGTGGAACATCCTCAAGATTGCATGGACCCTTCGCTGCGGCCCAGGTATGCCAGTCGATGTCCTTGTCTTCGAGCACGGAGAATAGGTCGCGCTTCTCCCAGAAAAGACAAACGGTGTCGGCGTAGGTCACCGAGTCGGGACGCGAGCGAATACCGAAATGCGTCTCGATTGCCGCGTCGGTGATGGCCTCGTAGTATTTGTAGACCTCCATCCCTGGCGACCGCTTGAAGGGTCGCGACAAGTCGTTAAGGTAGGCCTCGGCAGCGTCGTGCAGCAGCGCTTCCTTCGCATCACACCTGGGCACCAGCCGCGATACTCGCACCGAATGCTCGGCGACCGAATAAAACACATTGAGATGTCCAGTGTAGCGGGTGATGTTCGAGAGGGCGTGCGCGATGTCGCGGAAGTCCACGTCGTCTGGTTCCGGTGCGTTGTGATACCACTTCTTGCCTGTGAAGGTGCGAACAAAGTCATGGCGTTCTTTGAACATCTCGCACCATGTGCGGACGACCGCTGCGAAGTGGTCACGATCAGCTTCTATATATCGCATTGATTCTCCTTATAAAAGTACCGGATGTCAGTATCCGATTCGAACGGATGCGCCAGTGACCTATGCTTTTGCTTTGCAGAAGCTGATAGCGGTCACCGACTTTATCTGCGTCAGGCTTTAACCTGCTGGCGTGTTGCGGCCAGTCTTCCTCGCCCAACCGACACCCTACCCGCGACGTGTCGCAAGATGCTGTTAGAACCCCGGAGCTTCTTGGTCAATCGTCTGACCGTTCGACTCGTCTTCGTCCAGGCCGCTCGTGTCAACCTTGAAGCCTTCCTTCGTAATCTGGTCGAAGTACGCTTTGGCTTCATTGAAGAACTCTTCTGGAGCGAATACGTCTGGCGTGACCACGAACTGATACCAACTGTTCTGGCCGTCCACCTTCTCGACGACCGAAAGCCGATAGGTGCGAGCGAACGCCGGGAGCTTCGTGGCGTCGATGTAGGAGTTCCACTGCTTTGCCTGTTTCGTTCCCGACGACTTGAAGCTGACGCACATCATCGCGGGCCGTGCGTTCTCGGACAGCTTTAATATCAGGAAGTTTCTGAACTCCGTGCAGAGCGGCTTCACCGATTCCTTAGCCGCGTTCTCGGTGAATTGAAGATCAGCCGGAGGCACTTGGCTCTTGTGATCGTACATCTTCTCCACGCCTCCACCTTTCTTAAAGGTGATGTAGTTCTTGTAGAACGACAGCGGGATGACCGTCAACTCGATGCTTTCGTCGCCGTATATTTCGTGGGTTACTGTGTTAAAGACATCGCCCAGCTTCAGTTCGGGAATGTAGGCCTCGTTCGTCTTCTTCAGTTCCGGCGACAGGCTCTGCGCAATGCTCAGGCGTGGGATGAGCAAGTCCTCGCGTTCGACGTTCTCGCTACCAAGTTTCTGGCCTGCGTACTTCAGCAAGTGTTTGGGGATGTTTGCCAACGCCTGCTCGTTTTGGCGTACCGTCAGTGCTGCGAAATCAACCATTATCTTCTCCTTCGGCGGTCTCTTTCCCCCCGCCTCGTCTGGTTAGTTTAGGTTTCATAAATACCTCCACCCCTGGCGGCAGTGGTTCGTTTACCTTACCTATCAGACGATCTTTGACCAGGGAGGCCATCGTCTGCGGGTTCAGCGTGAGGAGACCCGCCAACCCTTTCTCGTGTATCCATGCAAGAAACTTCACTTTATCCTTGACCTGTGGGTATGGCTCCTCGCTGGTGCCGATGGAAATCCCACTGTCGAACGTACAGGACGTGACCCCGTCGTCTTCGAAGCGCTCCACGAAGAGCCGGGTCATCGCCTGGATTTCGCCATCCAAGATGCTGGAGACGGCGTCGAACTTATCCTTCAGGATGCGGGCCTTGTTATAGCGCTCGCATAGGTTCTCGTTGTCCATGTCCTTGACGCGCAGGGCGTCGTCCTTGCCACTGTGCTCGACTTTCTCAATCGAGTACGTCACCAGGGCGTCGGCTGGCGAATCCCAGAACGCCTGATAGATTGCCCGCTGGTCGGGGTCGATGCCCAGCTTCGGATACAGGCCTTTTAAGAACGACCACTTCTGCGCCTTAGCCAAGCGTCACCGTCTTTCTCGTTGGTAGTAGTCGACTGGTTGATAGATTACGCGGTCGGTGTCTGTTGTCGCCGAAGCACGTTGGTCGCGTCTTGCGAAACAGCCAGTACTTTTTATCTTGCACAATCTCGTACTTACGAAGCTGGTCTACAAACATTCATTCCTCCAATGCCCGCTTCCACTGCGCCACTGTACGGTTAGCAACCGTCTCCTTGGTGTCGATGGACCGCTTAATGTCCCAGGTGATGGTGTGCTCGCCCTTCGGGCCGCACACCAGGACCTCTAAAACGAGGATGTGTTGCCGCTGAATCCCAATTCTTGCAAGCTGCTCCTTGCTGGCCTGAACTCTCTCCAAGCTTTGACTGCGGGTGACTCGGTCGTAGTCCGAGGACAAGTAAACGACAGTGTCAGCTCGACTGAAGTTGTATCCGTAGCGAGTTGCTTGAGGCTGAGCAACCAGTAATGCTCCGGTCGTATGCTGTGTATCTGGGTGGAACCATTCCAAACCGAACTCATTCCCTCCATACTTGTAGGCTGTGGGAACCACTCCTGCAAGCAATCCAATAAGCCGAGTAATCTCGGGTCGCCATCGGCAATAAATAACAGCCTTGAAGTCAGGTCGTTCCAGGCGTCTCGCGGCGATCCATTCCACAATTGCTTTAGTGCTTTCGTCAGACAACTCACGAACCTCGGTCTCTTCGGTAAGATCATTGGTGAACCCTCCCAGGAACCCCGCGCAGATTTGCGCGAGGCGTAGTGACTTGCTGGCCGCGTGCTGCACCGCGAGCCGACCGCTGTCAAGGTCGGCAATCATGGTGTCGCGCATCTGGCAGTAGACCTTCCATGTTTTAGCGGAAAGGTTGACGGTAAGAAACTCGGGAATCTTTTCTGGCATGTCCAGGCAATCCTTCTGCTCCAGCCGCGAGCAGTACGGAGCGCCTTTGCGGGTGATGATGTCTAGTTTTTGAAACCCGCACACCTTGGACACAAGCTTCTTGACAGCAGCTTTGCCCTTAGCCTTCGTCCATATAATCTGATTTTCCAGTTTGCAATGCACAGCGCGAAAGTGAAAGTAGTTATCATAGCCGAGAATCCACGGAGCCAACATATGGAACTTGCTGTATAGGTCGGTGTTGGAATTGCCCACGGGCGTGCCATCCAGCAGCACCACACGAGGCGCATCCTCGCGCAGCAACTCACAGGCCCGCGTCTGCAAGGCTTTGTAGTTGGCAACCACTGAGGCTTCGTCGAGTACGAACATCCACTTGAGGCCCGTGACCGCCTTGTGTAAACGAACGGCCTTCTCGAATTTTTCCTGGGCGTTGGTCTGGCGCAGGAACTCTACGCTGGTTACAATGAACTTCAAGCCAGCAAGACTGTCTACGAAGAGTTCGATGAACTCTTCCTTACCAACGTCATAATTTAGGACGGAAAACGGAACATAACAATGTTTATTTATCTCACCCAACTCGCGATCCAACCACACATCTTTGACTTGGGCAGGGCAAGCAATGACGAGCGTGTCAAGCAACTCGGCTTCGTGCAACACGCAGGCCGCGTTAATCACGGTGCCTGTCTTGCCCAGGCGCATCTCCCACCACAAAGCGAAGATGGGATGGTTGACGAGGTCGCGCACGCCCTGAAGCTGATGGTTCCAAGGCTCCAGTTTGAATCGGGTTGGATTGACTTCAATCAAAGGATATACTCTTTATCGCGTGCCACGGAAAGAACGTCTTCTTGTCGGCTGTCCAAAATCCCCAAACCTTACGAATCTCAGTGAGCACGGTCGCACGGTCACAAGCAGCATTGAGGTCAAATACTCTATCGTCGCGGGTTGTAATAGTGACTTTCATACTATTGGACTAACCTCCAAGATCATGCGAGCCATTGCACGGTCAAACTCGCTGACATCAAAATAGACGCCGTCCTTCCAAGCTTGCACAATGCTGTTAGACATCTTTTCACGATAACGTCTCAGTAAGAATAAGTCGGTTTCACATTGTTTGCGAAACTCGTCGCGGACTTCTTGCCATAATTGCATTCATTTTTTCCCTCACCCTTTCACCATACACGACTAGCAATAAAAAATCGCCGTATCACCGAAGGGACGTTGTGCTCAGGAATTTTTGTCAGAGGCGTGGCGCAACGATCTGACAAAATGCCCACTCTAACCGCGTGCCCATCCAGGTCTTCGGCGGTTCGTGAGCCATCAACCACACGATTACTTTGTGGTTGTTTTTGTTGTCCTGTATCCAAGCGTCCATTACGCGTGTCTCATAACAGGTGTCACTCAAAAGTCATACTCCTCTAGGTTTGGCATCTTCGACCCTGGCCAATCCGTCACATACTCTACGTGGTCGATGTCTTCGACGACGAGCGTCTCAATGTCGAGCACGATGCGCAGCACCTCGGCTGCTGGTATCCGGTCACGCCATCGCAGGACGACGGCACGGTCAATCTGCGCTTGTGTCAGCCCGCGAAGCCAGCTTGCCATTGATCCTCCCGCTGCATCAGCAGCTCGGTGCGTTCGGTTGCCAGCTTCTTCAAGCCGTCCGCGATGGCGACGTTGGTTGTCACCACACGCTGCCATACGGCACGCCAGCGGCGTTCGAGGTGATACCCGGAGACGAACACCTCGCAGCCACGTTCGACAAGACCATCGCACCACGCCCAGAACTCGCTGAAGTTGCCGATGGAATAGTTATAGCCTGTGGTCGCCTCGTAAGGTGGATCACAATAGACGATGGAACTACCCGGCACCTCAAGCGACATGAAGCTGCCACAACGGAACTCCACACCTTGCAACGCGGGCGCGTGATCCATGAACGCCTGCCGCGAATCGAACTCGATTACATCTGTCTCGCGGCGTGTTGTCCGTTTCGCCTTGCGTGCAATACCGCCGAAGAACTTTGCGCCGAAGCTGCACGCGAGGCCGATGTAGCCAATACGAGCAATCTCGGTGTTAAGTTGTTCCGGCGTCCAGCGCAAGCGGTCGTAGCTTTTTGATTTCACCATAGCTGCCTTGTACTCTCCTTCGGTGACCACGGCAGGCGGTTCCCAGCCGTCGCGCAACGCAATCAACAGCGCTATAAGGAACGGGTTCTTGTCCGATGCCAAGCGGTTGCCAGTCACGCGGATGAGCGTATTCGCTCCGCCGACGAACGGCTCAACATACAACTGCCAGGGCTTACGATTGGCGAGGATGATAGGGAGAATCTCGTCGGCGATCTTTGCCTTGCTGCCCAGGTACTTCATTGATGATGCCTCCGGTCATGCTCGGCTTCGTGTTTAGCCGAAAGCAAGGCAACGGGCTTGCCGTGTATCGGGTCCTCGCACCAGCTATAGACTTCGGTGCCCTTGTCGGCGGGGTTGCAGTACGTGTCTACAAACCACTTGCGGTTAATCGAGCAGCGTACTTTTTCGGGAATGCTCAAAATGGTGCCTCCTCTTCTTTCGTTTCAACGACTGGTTGTAGGTTCGGTTGTTCGGGCGTGGTGTTGTGATCGTGATCAGGCAAGAACCAGAAGTGTACTTTGCCGTCCTTCTTCGTTTTCGCTCCTATCTTCTTGCGCAGGCGTCCGGCGTTGATGCCTTTGCTGTCCTCGCCCGTTTGAATCTCATAGCCAGCCGCCTTCAGGTAGCGTCCGCACTCGGCTGCCGACTGACGGCCTGTATTGAGCAATGACTTGAGCACATCGGCGGCTGCAAGGAAGTCGCTCTTATCACCCTTGGATTGTGGGTCTACCGTATCTTCTGCCGATGAATAGCTCACGCCGTCCCAGCCAACCACCACAATCTTCGATGTCTGCTCCTGGTAAACAAAGTCCTTGAGTTCGGTGTGATATTTTAGGGCGTCACCCATGCCGACTGCTCCGCGTGCTGTCGCCATCACATGGGCGTGCTCGCTCTCGCTGTCCGGGTCAGGGCCAAAGACGTACACCCCTCGGGCAATCCCGGCGAAAGCTGCGGCTCCCATCATGCGCTGCAGCGGGTTAGTCCCTTTCTCACGGCGGTTGAAGTGGCCTACCGTGATGGGCACGAAATCTAGCTCGCGTGCCAGCTTGGCGATGGGCGTGAGCAGGCCGCGAACCTCGCCTTCCTTGTTCATGTCCACGCGGCCCAGGTAGTTGGTGATAGGGTCGATGATGACCAATGCCGGGTTAAGCTCGCGGATCAACACCTCCAGCAGGAGCCAATCCTGCTGAAAGGTGAACATCATCTCTTCGTGCTTGTCGCCCTTGTTGCATTCCGTGCCCTCGACATAATAGAATCGCGACAGATCAGCACCACACAGTGTGAGTCGTGGAATGATGGTATCTTCCAAAGCGTCTTCGACGTTAAGCAGGACAACATTTCGTGGTCCGATAATGTTGGGCTGCCCATCGGGCCAGGACAGGCCGCTGGTAACGCGAGCAATGAGGTCAATCGTAACTGGTGATTTTCCTTGGCCCGAATGGCCTCCGAAATGGACAAGCTTTCCATGAGCGAGATACGGTTCCCACAGAAAGCGCAAGTGTGCAGGTGTGACATCGCTACCTCGTTTCACAATCAGCCCTCTTACTTCCGTGCTCGGATTATTTCGACGCTCGACCACAAGGTCTGCGAGCTTAAGCCCAATCGCTTCAAGAGCAACCTTTGTCTTTCCAGGGACTTCAGAACATCCCGCTGAGAAGCAGTAATGATAGATTTCATTTGTTTTGGTGTCATAAACAAAAGCTGACTGGCGGTCGTTGGGACGCTCCCCGGCTTGCGCATGTGACGCTCCTCTGATTAAACATTTTCCCATCAAGGCGTGGTAATTGAAGAAGACCTTGTCGCCCATTTTGACGGTCGTAAACTTCAGCCCTGCCAGCCTCAGTTTTTCTTCGATGTCCACACCCGGCTTGAGCGGGTTCAACATCGCTTTCCAGGCGACCGACTTCCCCGCGACCCATAACCCCTTCAGCCATTCGAGGTGCTTGGGGTCTATTTCGGCGAGCGGGAGGTCGTTGAGAGATTTGTATAGATTGCCGTTAGGATGAAGCGACCCAGGTAATACGCCCTGGCGATCCTGTATGAGCACGTCCAGAAAGCTTGCTTTGATAGACTTGTCAGGTGAGCCCTCCACATAGGATGGGTTCTTAAGTGAACAATTTCGCAGAGTGCGTGAACTGTCGCCGTGTCTAAAATGAAACTGCAAACCGCCTGAACCAGTACGGACGGTAAATGTTTGTGGAAGCTTTTCAAAGGGCCACGCTTCAAAGAACCAATTGAAGTCGTCAACGTCGAGAATCCAGTTTCCGTTTTCATAGCTGCACACTGCCCCCACGTTGGCTGTAGGATAGAGTTCGGACCATTGCTTGATTTGTGCTGGGTCGTTGCTTGAGAGCTTCGTCCAATCAGGGAGGAATGGCTTTTTCTGCCCTGGCGAAAGTGGAATCACCTTCAGGCCACGGGCACACGCTTCCGACGCGATTTGTAGGAATGAGGCCATATAGGAAGGAGGGAAATTTTAGAGGGTGTAACCGCGACGAATGCGGTCGATGAGGTGTTGTTCCAATTCGCGGTAGGCGTCGGCGAAGTATTCGGCCACGTCCACACTACTAACATGGACCTGATAGTATTGTTCGACGTAATCAATCTGGACGGGCCACTCCTGTGTGAGTGTGACCGTTGGCATCGTGCCTGCAGTAATTCCAGGTAGGCCGTGTGGTCCGATTTTGGAATTTCGTCCGTCCATGTAATGACCGTACACGTCGGCAAAAACAGAGCCAAGCGAAATCGACCCTTTGGTAAAAATCGTTTTGTCGTGGCAAAGAGTTGGGATGTGTGTTTAACCTTTAGTTAACCCTCGTTTGTTTGCAACGAATGTGCGATCCGGGTCAAAAATGATGTTGCCAATATGTTGCCAGCCCCTGATCCATGTACACCTGGCAACTTGGCAACATCAGCTAAAGCCAACAATACCACAATCATTCCTCCCTATCAGCCAAGTTGCCAAGTTGCCAATGGACCAGGGGGTTGTGCGCCGATGGCGAAAAACCTAAAACTCTGCCACTTTTAAAGTTAAGTACCAACTGACGATATTTGCGCAGAGTTTGGCACGGGTTAACCATTTGTGTAATAATCATAGAGTACACATTATGGACGAGGATGTTGTAGAGTTTATAACCAAGCCACAAGGACACAGAGCACTGATCCGCAACAAGCGATTGTTCCGGCGTCAGATGGTTTCGTCGTGGCTGCTCAAAGGCTATACCTTTGCGAAGATTCTTGCCGTGTGGAACGACGAGCACCCGGAGTTCGGTTGCAGTCTTGAAACAATCAAAGACGACATCGAAGCTTTACAGCGACAGTGGAAAGCAACTGCTTCATTCACCACGGAGCAAGCGATCCAACGCGAACTACAAAAGCTCGATGGCCTGGAGGATATATGCGAAGAGCTAACCAATCAGGGCGAGACCAAGGACGCTGGCGAACTATTACTGAAGGTGATTAAGTCACGACGCTGCCTGCTCGGCCTGGACAAAGCGAAGAAGGTCGCCATTCTCGACGCCCGCGCCTCCGACCTCACCGACGAAGATATAGATCGAATGTTGAAGGAGTTGCATGGGGAAGTTGAACAGCGTAGCGATGGCCCGAGCGGAGAAACGGATTGAACTCCTCACCGAGTTGCAGTCACGCCGTGGCGCACGCAAATCACTTACCGAATTCGCAACCTTTACCTATCCGCTGTATCGTGCAAGCTGGTTCCACGAACTAATCGCCGGGTTTCTCGAAGAGCTTACATTCGGTAAGCTGAACGAGAACCTCATGATATTTGCTCCACCACAGCATGGTAAGTCCGAGTTAGTGTGTGTTCGGCGTCCAGCGTGGGCTTTGGGGTTGTTCCCGAACCGCCATTTCATCGAGACTGCATATGGTGACAAGCTTGCCACGCAATTCTCGAAAGCAGTTCGCAATACCATTGAGTCACCAAGCTATCAGCGGTTGTTCCCGTCATCGCTGAAATCACGCGGCGACACAGCCTGGGAGTTGAAGCGAGACAATGATGACCAGCGTCCATCCTTCGTTGCTGCGGGTATCATGTCTGCTATTACTGGGATTGGAGCCACTGATCTACTTGTTGACGACCCCGTCAAGAATGCGGAAGAAGCCTACAGTAAGGTCTACCGCGATAAGGTCTGGGATAATTACCTTACTGCTGCTGGCACTCGTATGGCGGAGCACGGTCGCAAATGCTTGGTGATGACGCGCTGGCACGAGGACGACCTCGCGGGTCGCCTGTTGAAACGGGCCAGCGAAGATAAGAAGTCAGATCAGTGGATCGTGATCAGTCTCGCGGCCACGAACGACGAGGCAAAAGATTCTTTCATATACAACTCGCGAACGGGCGAGAAGAAGTTCATGCACGCCTACGCAGCGTTGTGGCCCGAGTCGAAGTCACGCGACTTCCTCGATGTGCAGAAGGCTAACCTGGGCAGCGTGTTCTGGGAAGCGATGTACATGCAGCGGCCATCCGCTCCTGCAGGCTCATTGTTCAAACGAATTAACTGGAGCTACTTCGATGGCGTCCCGCAGGTCGATCAGCTAATCCAGATATACGATTGCGCGACGGAGGAAGGCGATGCCAACGATTACAGCGCTTGCATTACCCTTGGATGCGGCCCAACCGGATACCCGATATTTGACGCCTGGAGAGATAAACTCAGTTTTCCTTTCCTTGTACGAACTGTTTACGAACGGTTTTACGAGTCGGCCCGGCTTTTTGGGAAGTTCCCAACCCGTGTATTGGTGGAGGACAAATCGGCTGGCCGACAACTCCTACAGCAACTAGACACGAACAATCACGCAGGTGCGTGGATGTTTCCCTACGACTCGAAGACCAACGCTATTGCGCATCCGACCTGGGCGAATCAAAAGGTTGAGAATGGTCTCTATCGTGTGCCCGTCATTCCGCTTATGGCTATGCCAGCAGTTCAGAGCAAAGTCGTTCGCGCACAAGGGATTATTGGCTACCACGAGGCGCGAACCATCTCGCTGCCGCGTAATGCCCCCTGGGTTCCTGATTTCATCGATTCACACGCGCTGTTCCCAAAAGGTCCTCACGACGATTGGGAAGACTGCACAGTCCACGGCATGACGTACCTGGCTCGACCGTTGGAGCTTCCACACGAAGCATTGGTGGTTGACGAGACACATGGGATTGATTCTTATCTTGACGACGGAGAGGCGGGCGTTTCCACATGGTAGACAACCTTACAAAACTCGGCCTCGACAAATCATTGTCACCACGACAGCGAGCCGTCGTGAAACTAAAGCGACAAGAGCGTGACAAATATGCTCGCGCAACCGAAGCGATGCTTGCCGACGACATGGGAGACTACAGTTCCGGTCGAGGCTTCGATCCATACAATCCAATTGACAACTCTACGTTGTCGGATGGGTTTGGTGATTGGTGAACTTCACAGCTCGCTTCGCGATGTTCCCAACGTGGAACCTCATTGCTTGGGTGTTGTGGGCCGTAGCGTTCGCCGTCCTTGAAACGATGGGCGTTCGTAGTTCACGCTTCGCGACATTAACTTACCTTTCACGTTCCACCTTGCCTCCGTGGGTCCTGGCACCGTTCCTGGGCTGGATGGCTTACCACTTCATGCTTCAATACCTAATTACTCCGGAGGTTGGCTAACATGGCAAAGCAGATCATATCGAGCATTCAGGCTCTCAGCGGTTGGGGGATTCACAACGGCAACGATGGTGTGGGAGGCGTGCCCGCCAAGACGGCGACCTTCGACAACACGAGTCAAGCTCCTCTCGCCATCCTGACTGTTATTGGTTTCGCTGGCGCGAAGAATTACGAGGACGTTGACTTCTATAAGACAGTTCCCTTCAACTGCGCGGGCGTCACCAAGGTCTGTCAGTCGTTTGATCGCCTCTTCGCGACTGGCTCGAACGCCACGCTGCAGGCAATCGAGACCGACCTTGAGATTGTTGGACCTGACGGCTACAAATACAACACCAGCCTGCAGATCGTTCAAGCAACCGGAGCCTTGCAGGTGTCCGATGTCAAAGGCAATTGGGTGAGCACGGGAAACATTGTTCCTGCTGAGACCGAAAACCTTTGGCACCATGTGCAGATCTTCAACAACTATGACTTCGTCGGCCACACCAGCGGCACCGCAGCCTTCGCCATCGACGATGACCTTTATCTCATCCCGACGAACCTGCAAAAGGTTCCAGCAACTCTGTCCACCTGGGGCAAGAACGCCGCGACGGTTCAGTTGCAACTCGACGAGAACACCACAGACGGTGTGATTGTTGCGAAGTACAACAACGTCACGTTGACCAGCAACTAACAGAGATTGGAGTGAGAGCGCAACCTCAACCGTGTTGAGTCCGAACTGTAGTAGAGCGGCCTACAGCGACATGGTTGAGAGTCTCACTCCTGTAATTCTTAAGGAAAAAATCATGGGACAGAAGCGAGGCAAGTCGAAGCAATCCGCGAAGGGTGCAGGACGAACCTCGCTCTCTATTCCGGAGATGGCGGACATACTTTATGAGTCAAGAGAACTTGGCGAAGCTTTCACCCGAGCCGACATCGAACTTGCTCTCGATGATCGCGGCTGGCTCGTACCTGGACGGCAATGGACAGCAGCGGACCTTGACGCCCAGACCCGTACCTCCATCGTGGCGAAAGCCCGTTTGTACTGGCATCGTGATCCCCTGGCCAAGCAAGCCGTTAGACTTTGGACCGATTACGCTCTTGGGGTGGGTATAACTTATAACTGCGATGACCAGAGCGTGATGACCACGCTGGACACCTTTACGAAGTCACGACGCAACAAATGCGTGATGGGTTCCGAAGGCCAGCGCAAGTCATCCAAGAAGTTGCTGGTGGATGGCGAACTGTTCTTTGCAATCTTCGATGAAGGCGACGACACCAAGATCATTCGTCACATCGACCCTATGCAGATCATGGACATTCTCACCGACCCGAACGACGAGGAGCATGTCCTCGGTTACTCTCGGCTCACGGCAGGCGACAAGAAGCTCTATTATGCTGACTGGCGCGATGATGACGCCGACCTCGCCATGCTTGGTAAGTGCAAAGACCCGGCGACTAATTCAATGGTCGGCGGCAAGGCCGAAAATAACGTCTGCATCTACCATGTCGCCTTCGACACGTTGCACCAACGCGGCAATAGTTTGCTGGCGTCGGGGTTGGACTGGTCGAAAGAGCATCGCCGCTTCATGGAGGCCCGTGTTGCAATCACCCAGGCCCTGGCGAAGTTCACCTTCAAAGACAAAGTTAAAGGTGGGCAGGCGGTCATCAACCAGATTAAGCAGCAGATGTCGTCCACCTACGCTACGTCTGGCATGAACACGGTAGAACGCAATCCGCCTCCTGCCCCTGGTTCGACGTGGCTGGAGAACGATGGCCGCAATCTTGAGCAAATGAAAGTTAGCTCTGGCGCGGGTGATGCGACCCAGGACGGCAACCAACTGAAGCTTATGGTGTGCGCAGCGACTGGTATATTCCTGCATTACTTCGGCGATCCATCAACCGGAAACCTCGCAACAGCTACGGCGATGGAATTGCCCATGCTCAAGATGTTCGCCTCCTACCAGCAGCTATGGCAGGACGCTTATCGCGACATCTTCGGAATTGTGCTCGGGGAGGATGAAGATGAAGACCCGGCAGACATTGACGTGGATTGCCCTCCCATTCTTGGTGATGATCTACAGGAACTTGGGACGTTTATTACGGCGGCTGCTGGTGTATTCCCTGAAGTTAAAGTTCCAGAAGTCCTGCAAATGATGCTCGTGTCCCTCGGCATCAACAACATTGACGAAGTAATGAAGAAGATCGCAGCCAACAAGATTGTTGTGGACGCACAGGCTGCAGCGAACACGAAGGCCGCGTTACAAAACGCGAAGCTAGGAATCACCAGTCCGGGTGGTTCACCTCAAGGCACGCCAGACCCGAGCGGCGTGTCCAGCACAGAATCGGCGAGGCTTACCAGACTCACCGAGGCGCTCAATAAGTTGGCGGCTAAACTATGAGGCGCCTTTCATGGATTCGCTCTTTGATACCTATCACATTGATCGTGATCTTTGTTTTGCTTGGCACGGTCGCCGACCGTCTTCGATTCCAGACAGCGTGAACTTGGAGGAGTATGGACGCAAGGCTGCTCGACCAACTCGAAGCCGTGGTGGAAAAGCTTAACCATCCTGGGGTTCTCGGTGTACGTGGTCACAAGATTGAGCTTCGCTGTCAGCGAGAGGTCGCGGCGTACTTTAGGCAAGTCGCCGCAGACCTCGAAAACTTGAACCTGGAACACATCGCGGAAACGGATGTTAAAGATCGGGCGATGGTACGACACGCCGTAGAGATGAGTTTGTCAAACATTCTCCGGCGTCATCGCCCGACCCTCCTCATGGTGCTGGCGAGCAACTTGATGGATGGGATTACCGTCGCCTGGGAGCACGATTACGGAAAGCAACTGCTCAAGGAGGCTGATCCAATTGACAAGCTCGGCCTTACGGCGCAACGCGCAGCGGACCTCGCGGCACAACAAGCTGCTCAGCAGATTGTGGGCATCGACGAGACAACGATTGACCAGATTTCTGAAGCGATTATGTCAGGCATCGAAGAGCAGTTAGGTGTAGATGGCACGGCCCGAGCCATCAAGGCAGTAGTGGACGGTATGACCACCACACGGGCCAGGATGATTGCAAGCACTGAAATGAACACAGCGATGTCTGACGCCGCTCTGGAGAAGATGCAGAGCATCGGCATCGAGTACAAGCAGCTAATCCTCAGTCCGGGGGCTTGCGAAATCTGCGAGGACAACCACGACGAGGACCCGATACCAGTTGACGATGATTACCCGAGCGGCGACGACAGCCCTCCATTCCATCCCAACTGCCGATGTGCAGTTACAGGTGCGAGAGCACCAGAGATTGATGAGTCTTATTACGAGGTGCTCGAATATTCCGACGACGAGCCGAGGGACAAAGAAGGCCGCTGGACATACGGCGAAGGCATAGATGATACCAAGTCGCCAAGCGGAGACGAGGGTCATTTCCACTCCGATAAAGGCGGGCTGGTGTTCCACGGTGCGGACAACGGCTGGCAGGCTTCGAGCAAGCAATCGGAACTTTACACAACGACGGACTACAACGAGGCTCATGGATTCGCTCGTGGTGCTCACCGCATGGGTTCGTTGAGTGCGAAGTCGGTTGTGATGAAACTTCAGGCGAAGCCTGGGAAGACGCTCGATGTATCCGACAAGATGATGGAAGTGCTCGAAGGCGACAAGACAGAGAGGGAAGTTATGCAGGAGGCGCGGAAAGCAGGCGCACGCTACGCAACCTTCGACCATCCAAGTCATCACGGCGAGAAGTCAGACTTCAAAGCAATTGTTTCCTTGTATCCAAAAGAAGACCTTACGTCTCTGGGTGGATGGAAACTGAAACGAGGGAACTAAATGCTGGCGAACCGTTACACCGCAAACCAACTTAACCGCGAGTTCATCTGTGAGGCGTGGACGGGCCAGGGCGAAACAGCTCAGACCCACGATGACCACATGAACGCGGCCCAGGCGCATTTGTCCTCGGCTCGCGATGCTTCCAACCAGGGCAAGACAGCAGTCGCCACTGCGAACAACACCGCTGCCGAGGCCCACATGAAGGCCGCGAAGGCTGGAGGCGATACGTTCCAGGCCAAGTCGAAGGCTGCGCGTTGCGCCTCGAAGGATTGCAACGCAGGGAGTAACTAATGCGAATCCTCGCGAGTTCTGTTATCGAGTTGACAGAAGCGGCTTACGATGCGAAGACCGGATTGCTTTCGGTTACCGTCATTAAGCCTGGGCTGTCGAAGAATAATCGTAACTACGCTCCCGACATGCTACGGCGTGACGCCCATATTTTTGAGGGCGTGAAGATGTTCGCCGACCATCAGACGGCAGCCGAACTCAAGATCAAGCCGGAAGGTTCGGTTAACAATTGGGTTGCGCAGCTTGGCAAGGTTGTTACCGAGTCAGACGGCACAGTGAAGGCGAAGGCCCAAGTCATTGACCCACCCTTCAAAGAGAAGCTCGACATGCTCGCAAGCAAAGGGCTTCTGCACGAGATGGGGATTTCAATTCGTGCAATTGGCGAGGCGACCGAATCAACCCGCGAGGGAAAGCCATATACCAACGTGGACAGCTTGCTGAAAGCTCGTAGCGTAGATTTCGTAACCTACGCAGGGGCTGGCGGCATGGTGGAAGCGATGGAATCAGACAGCAACAATCAGAACGATGTGGACTTGATGACCGAGGCGCAGTTGCGTGACCGTCGTCCAGACATTATCGAACTGATCGAGGCTCAGTTTAAAGGAGAAACAATGAAGACAGCAGAACAGTTGCAAACCGAACTAACTGAGGCTCAGACCAGACTCGCTACGGCTACCACTTTGGTAACCGCAGTCACGGCGGAACGTGACGCAGCGAAGCTGAAGATTACGGAAGCCGAGACGACCGCAGCGAAAGCCGTGGCCGCATCAGCCCTCGTGAAACTTCTGTCTGAGTCCAAACTTCCCGAGGCCGCTCAGGTCCGCATTCGCTCGCACTTCAAGGACGCTGCTAAGGTCGAAGGTATGCAAGAGGCCATCGTGGCCGAGGTCGAATACATTAAGACACTCGGCGTCAAGACAACTTCAGTGGTTCGCGGCGTCGGCGCAGCCGACAACACACAGGTTGAAGAGGGCGATAAGCCCAGCAAGGAAGTTCACGAAGCGCTAGTCGCTCACTACATCAACCTGGGCATGAGCAAGGAACTCGCCGAGTCTGCCACACAACGCTAATCCCTGTCTCCGAGACAGCAATCCAGTAGTGAAAGGGAAACATTATGAAGAACTTTGTACAACCCGGAGACACTTTGAGCTTCGCGGCCTCCGCCATTGTCGCACCCGCGCACTCGACGGGCGATACCTACACCAATTTGCTCGCGCCTCAGTTGGGCGTGACGACTCCGGTCAATCTCGTTGAGACGGGTGACCCGGTTGTCGTGGGCCGCATTGTCGGAGTCGCGAATAACGACGCCTTCAAGACGACTGACCAGATTGCCATCAACACTCGCGGAGTTTACAACCTCTCCGTAACTTCACTGCACCATTCTCTTGTGGTCGGTGAAACCGTGTTTATCAACGCCACGAGCGCGCTCGTGTCCGATGATTACACGCAGGTGCCATTCGGTTGCGTTCTCACTGCAGTCGCAGAAGGCGCGACGGCGGTTGTCGGCGTCAAGCTATTCGGCCAGACTCCTGGCGATGCCAACATCGCGAACGCTAACTCCTAATCGGGGTTAGTTTCGCGGTTGGTTGTGTCAAATCTTGTGAGGCCTAGGATGGCCGAAAGGAAAAAAGCATTATGGTTAAAGATTTTTTGGAA